CTTAGAATATGCTGAACGCATTGCTAAGGAAAATGAGATCGTGGAGAACCCACACAATTTCAAGAAGCAACCCACAGCCTGGATTAAGCACCAATTGGCTGCTGACTACTTCAATGCTGAAATCACTATCAACGATGTTGCCGAACTCGCAGGTTGTCATGTGCAAACCATCAAGCGAGCATTGGAACAATTTGAGGCTGAGGCCGATTACACCCATATTGCTGAGGACTTTCCAGATTGTGATGATGCTTCATGGGATGAACTCGGCATCTCCCTCAATGACACCCACCGCCTTCTCATCACCTGTGAGCGTTCCCCAACGGGTCGTTATGCACGTGGCCGACCAATCCGATTCATTATCAAGCCGAAAGAGGATTTGCCTTTCGATGGACCAACGGTTGATGACGATGCGCCAGTTCTCAAAGAGGCTGATGACACCGATCCATCCCTCCATGCTTGCCCTGATTGCGGAACTTCAATATCAAAGGAACAAGCCGTTGATGATGCCCCCGATTGGATTTGTGAAGAATGTCATGCTCACCGCATGATGGAGGATGAGGAATGGGCGGAACAAACAAATGAACGCTCGGCTCAACGTGCAATCTATGAGGCAAAGCCCATTGAGAATGTTCCAACCATCACAGACAATCCAATACCTCTTGAGGCATTGATTGATGATGAACCAGAATATGCTCCTGAGCAAACCGATGCTGAAATTGAAGCCGACTATGCTATGATTGAGGCCATTGAATCAGGAACCACCTATGAACGGGATTTCACGCCTGTTCCAGACAGTGTTCCAGACAGTGTTCTTGAAGGGGTTGTCAAAGCAGTATCTAAGGGCGGTTGCGACAACAATTGCGATGCCCCCGTTTCATTCAAATCAATGACTTCTATTGGTGAAAGAGGATTCTGCACCGAAAAGTGTTGGGCTGAGTATGTTGGCGAACCAGTCAAGCCAGAAGGCCACTATGGACTTCAAGCAGCGTATGATGAAGAGGTTGAACTACAAAGCACTGAATCAAGCCCTCTTGACGGATTTAACTTTTCAAACGCAATGGGGTTTTGAAGTGAGCGACGAGATGGTAAGTGCATTAACAAACATCATCGGCTTATTGGCCGAATGTGATGAAACCTTAGATGGTGTGCCTGTCGTGAACCGTGATGGTGTCATTGAAACCCTTCGTGGTGTGATACAGGATGAATGGATGCGAATAGGTGTTTTGGAGGCGGTTGAATGAGCCGACCAAAGCAAAACAGTGGTCCGAAAATGACTACTTATGAGCGAAAGCCAAAATCACGTTCCGCCGCCAACAAAGTATGGGTGATGGTTCATTCAGTCTATGGGCAACCGCCTTCATGGATGAGGATGATACCCGCCAGAAGGTGGTTTGAGAACCAACAGGGCGAGAAGGAGTTCACCAATACATCTCGATGGGAGATTTCATTTGATGATGAAGGGGAAGACTTATTGATTCTCACAGGTCCAGCGAAAACAGTGGTTGAGATGCTACCTGGTTTGAGGAATTAAAATGGCATCACTAATTGAGTTCCCTCATGCACCTCTTTCACCGATCATGGTGTCTTTCATGAAGTGCAGGGAGAGCCGACAATTTCAGGGTTCTTATGAAGCAAGACCCAATGTTGGCGATGTTGTAGCATTCATTCCGTATCTGGATTTGCCGCATTATGCTCTTGATGAAGAATTAGCCATAGCATTCATTGACAAGAATGGATTTAGAGGTTGGATTTCAAAAGACGATGTTTCAGCAAACTTTGACATGATTACTCCAAAACATATTGATTGTTCGATTTATTTTACTTTGTTTGAGAAGCAAGGATGGGAGGCGACACCGATTCTATGGGCTGCAATTGACTGGAAAAAACACTTTCACTTGAGGACAGATGATGAGACATACGATTTGACCCCTGCATCGTTTTTCAGCCAATGTGATCTTATCACTGATTGTAAAATGTGCGGCCATCCCATGATGAATAATGAAAAAGGCGTTCCGAAAGAGGATAAGTGCGAGGCTTGCGATTGGTCAAAGGCAGATGAAGAAAGAGATGCAGAAAAGAGATCGGCCATAGCAATTGTTGAATTTGATGAAAATAGTTCCTTCTTAGGTGAGGACTTGGGCGAGGAATGGGCGTGAGGTTATGGAACAATCTCAAGCACCAGCACCAATACCTGTTCTTGAGATACCAGAAGAAAGACCTCGCAAACCATCAGCCAAAATATCCTCTCTTTGGAAATGCGGCCATCCTGTTGATCTAAATTGGGTTCTTGAAGGATTTCGATATTGCCCTTATTGTGGAGGCAAATATCCAAAGAACCGCCTCAATTTGATTGCTCGTTGGGTTGCATACCAGCGTTGGCATATCTCTTATCATCGGTATGCAATAACTACTGATGATATGATGAAAAAAAAGTGAGGCTTTAATTGCCGAACTCCTTTGGCTTAATTTAATGTGGCCGTTTAAAACGCATGACTTGGATGAAGCAGCAAGGCTTCTGGCTGAACACAAAACCTTCATCTCAGCGTATGATGAATTGCTGGCTGAACTTTTTGCGGATCGTGGGATGCTTTTAGGAAGCGCACGTTTCAAAGAACTTTCTGGCGTTGAACAATTTGACGCATTGAATGAAATTGATTCACGCATAATTCGAGTAAAGGATTTGAAAGAAAAGGAGGGATTGAGATTCAAGCGCAATTTGAAGTCATAGATGAATCCGTTGAGGATGGAAGCCTTTTCATTCTAATGAATAATCAGCCGAACATCGTCATATCCCCTCCAAACAATGCAGGTTGGAGAGAGGTATTGATCGGAGTCCATGTATCGTTTGAGAAAAAGACGCTTCTTAAGGAGGTTGAAACATACATGATTGAAGAATTGGCGTTCCGACAAAACAATGACAAGAGAGGTTGGCGTTGGAAAAAAGTTCACACTGATTCACACGGAATGTCGTTTTACTCAACCAATGTTCGCAACACTTCGGAGGAAGAATAGATGAGGCTTTTTGGTCGAACTTGTTCAAAGAGAGAATGCAATAAACCTGCAAGGGCTGGATTTAGATTCTGTCATCACTGGCTGAAACAAAAGAAATGCTCATACCAGGAGGAAGAATAAATGTCAAAAGATCAAACATTTGAAAAAAAATGCCCCGATTGTGGGAATAAAATGAAATTGGCTAACAAGAGATTCAATCCATTGACAGGAGAGCATCAACAAATTGTTCAATGCAAACAATGTAGGAGGTGGTTGTTCTTTGTCAAGTGAAATGCCGCCTCCCGATCAACAAGACATTGAATGGGCGTATTATCTGTGGAACTCATTATCTGTTGGAGATGGCCGATGGGTTCTTCCTAATGTTGGGGCTTATGTCCGAACAGGAGTCAAGGAATTGACTTTGCGTGAAGTTCACTTTTCTAAGCCGACAGCAAATGAGTTCGGCAATTCTGTTTTTGATCAGCACCATTGGATTATGACTCTTGCAGATAATATCGGATGGGAAATTAAAGAGGCCGTTTTGATGGCGACAGACAATGATGGTGAAATCAACATACCTGATGAATTAGTCGGCCTTGTTTCAATGTGCGCTGATAGATGCGGGGCGGTGTTCCGTGTTGAAGGCTTAAGTCCATCACAACAATTTGTGAAAATATCCGACTCATTGGTTTGTCCTTGCTGCGGCAATGAACAAGCGGTTGAACCGTTGTTGAAATCTGTTCATATTGTCGTTGATGATAGAGGCTATCGGATCAATCAAGAACGTTTGAATCTTGAAAAGGATGAAGAGGAAGAATGATGGGTGAAAATGATTTCAAGTCAAGAATTTTTGGGGTTGTTCCTACATCATTCACACCTGGTTTTGAACTACACATAATGACCAGTGAGGCTTTCAATGCGAGAGTCTTGAACTTGAGATTAAATCGTGTGATACCGTCTATGAGAGGCTACACTGGATATACAAAACAAGGGTTCATGCTGTCAAGAGATGAAGCAAGGGTCTTACTCGAAGCGTTGGTTGAAGTCATACATGATGATGATGCGTGGGAGGATGAACCCAGTGAAACAGTGGTGATTGATGATGATTGAACGATGGATTGAACATCACCATGAGATTATATCTCACTTTTCAGCACGACTGGAACTACCAGAAGAAATAACTCCGATCATTTGCGAGATTTGGGATAGAACACGGTTGAAAGCAGCAAGGATTCCGAAGTCATTGATTGTTGATTGTGTGTATCTGGTTGCACACATGACAGGGAATCGGCGGTCAATTGTTGATATGAAAGACGCTGCATTGTCAATTATTCAAAGACGGACTAAACCATTTAATCAAGATCGGAGAAGGGATAAAGTGAATTGGGTTGAAACAGATTGGGCTAAAGCAATAATTCTTGACATACTGCCTGATGAACAATCCTTTGATGATTTCATGAATAGGTGATGGCGTGAACTACCGCATTCTTGCTGAATCAATACGGGTGTGCAGGGCTATACCCCATGATAAATCAAAAATCATCAAGAATATGCTTTTGATGTGTCCTTTGAGTCAATGGAAAATTGCATACCTTTGCCATGCCCCATCATCAAAGCATAGACTCTCCGATGAGGATTTACGAGAAATCTATTTTTTATTGACTGATCTTTATCCAGAAGAAGTTGAAGAAAACCCCAATTTGATTTCAATGTTGGCTGGATTGTCAAAAGCAAACAAAACGGTTGCTATTGTTGATCGTGTTTTTGAAATCACAAAGTCGGTTTTAGAATCATGTGAAAACAATGTGCAGCGTTCAAACACAATTCGCCCTCTCTTTTCACGTATCACTTCTCAAGACCTAAAATGCTTCTTTCACCGATTGAGCAATAGACAGGGCATAATCAACCGCCATGACATCACAAAGGCTCTTGCTCATGCAAATGGAGAACTTATGAGGCACGTGAGGAAAGCATCATTCTTAATTGGTTTAGAGAAGGTATGCGATAGGCTTTCACGACAGGAAAGCATTCACGATGTCCTCAAACCTGCTATCGGAATGCCGATGATTATTCCCTCACCTACGATCTGCAACATTCGAGATATTCCTTTTGGGCGAACCTACTTGGAGATTCCAGAAGGAGAACGAATGACCCTGCACGTTCTAAAGGATGATATGCGATTATTCAATGTTGCTGGTGAGCGCATTGATGATGAGGACTCCACGCTAAAAACGATTGTTGAAGCATCAGGAGTCAAAGAGGGCATCTATCTGGTTGAGTATGCAAGCGGCAGGGATATTGAAATGATGTTTGTTGATTTATTGACCCCCAGTATTGAAACCATGCCTTTTGAAAAAAGAAGGATTGAGATCGGTTGCCCCAATTGGTCTTTGAAACCAATGAATGAGATTAACGATGCCACCTACTACCTTGAACACGTGGGGGCAAAGCAGCCTGTGGTTCTTTGGAACGCCAATGGTATATTGACCTATGAGAGTTCAGTATATGAGTCGGCTTTGATGAACATTCATCAAGTGCATAAGTCTGTGTTTATGGTTGTTGGAGGGTTGTATGTGAAAGAAAACCCGCTATCAAAACCAGTTCTTTCAAAGTGGAGAATTGCTGTCCGAGATGGCGACTCGCATTATGATGTTGGACTTGTTGATATTGATCCTACTGTTTCTTTGATGAGATTTACAAACCCTCACAAAATAATTGAAGGCGAACAGGTTTCAATGAAGAGTCCCGTTTTTGTAAATGTCAAAGTTATTTCATCTGGGTGGGGGGATTATGGGGCTTACATTCAAGGCATGATTGAAAGTGTCGCCAATAGTGCGGGTCTTTCCGATTGCGTTAGCATTGATGAAATCGAAGCCTTAACAAAGAGATGGGATGAAGAATATGGAGATAATGACTAAGACATGGCTTTCAATGACGACGTGGGCGATGAAGGAAGAGGGGATTAAAGGATGGCTGAGATTAACGATGGTGATGTTCATAATCTCAACAATCAGCCTATTGATATTGATATTGGTTTTGGTTCTCTATCCGATAGCCTGGATTTACAACAAACTGATTTGAGGAATACATTGATTTCAGCCATGTTGTTGAGGGGCGATATACGATGCCGATTAACAACAAAATTCAAATGTGGTTATGAGATTAGACCCATCATTTGGTTTTCTAAGCAAACAGATGAAGTGGATGCTACATTAGAGAAGATCGGTTTGAATTGGAAAAGAACTTTTGTTCGCACTGAGGACATCACTAAATTATGCTTCGCCTTCTCAAAGTTCTTCAATCTCAGCACAAAATCACAGGGCTTGAAAATGGTGGAGAGCCTTAATGGGGTGTTGCCCCAACCCCTTGATTATCAAGAGGTGAAGGAAGCACTTATTCAAATTGAGAATATAGTGAGCCTTTAAGACCCCTTCACCCTTCGGTTAAATCCCTGCGGGAGAGAAATACACATGAATGAAGCATTGAAGCGAGTTATGGAAGCCAAAAATTTGAGCGAAGAAGAAACAAAGGCTGCGTTTGCAGAATTTGTAAAGGAGAATTACCCTGAGATTTGGACTCAGGCTGCTGAAAACATCAGCAACCTTGAAGACGAGGACATGGACTTCTTTTCATCTGCGTTTGAAGTGAATACAGTAAGAAGAAAAGGCACAGGTGGCAAAGGCGAAACTTGGGTTGGTATGATTGTGGCCTATGATGGGACACGTGATATGATGCAACGCCAAAGAGATACAGCCATTGAAGCGGCTGAGATCAATTTGGGTCAAGCACTTCGATACGGCATCAAGCAAAACGACAGAAGCATTGGAATTGGCCGTGTGGTCAAGTCCAACGAACCTGACTCAAACTGGTGCGTCAAAGGTGCTGATGATTCTTTGCTTTACAAGGAATCCGCTACTGATGATAAAGTCCCGCTTTGGGTCATCGCCATCAACAACGGCGCATCCCACATCTGTTTGCTCAAGGCCGACAACCGTTCTCCAAAGAGGGCGTTCATGGTCAAGCGCAAGTGGCTTTTCATCGGCAACACGGAAGAGAAGTTCCTGAGCGAAGGTGCTTTGCCTCCAATGACGCTTGAATGTTCCTTTGGTGCTGCTGAGGTTGAACTTCAAATGCTTCGACCAATCAAGTTCAAGGCTGAAATGGAAACGGCATGGAAACCTCAAGGATCGGATGAGCCAGACCAACAACAATTGGTTGCTCTTGACATTGATGCAGACTATGGCCTTGACTGGGTGGAAGAATCAATCCGCCCAAAGGTCGTGAGCCTGTTTGCACCAGACCAATTCCTCGCCAATTTCATGCCTTCTGTTGATTTGGCCGACGTTTTTGATTACCACATGGCCGAGCGCAAAATGCTTTCATCTGGGAAGGACTTTGGACCCCTATTTGCTATCAGTGGAACTGTTGATTACATAGACCACGCAGGTAAAGAGAACCTTTACACCGAAGGCGGATTCAAGCATTCAATCACTTTGACTTCAAACAGTCTGCGACGTGAGGATGCAAACGCAAACCTTTGGGTTGATGTTTCCCGACACCTTGTTGAGAAGCAACACGCATTCCAGGTCAAGAAGGCCGACTCATGGCGTGATTATGCAAGTGGAAGCCGTCTGTGGATTGTTGTTCGCTCTCGAACATGGCAAGGCACTGATGGAAGCGTCAATCTCAACATGGATGCAAAGAGCGTATATGCTATGCCTCTCCGATCCATCGTGGCTAAAGAAGCCCCTGCCGATGCAAACGACATATCCCACACAAAGGACTTTTGAGGTGATTAAATGACTGGAACAGGATTTTTAGACAATTGGAAGCCCGTTGATACAACCAAAGAACCTTCTCAGCAAGAGAAGAAGGCTGAGGCTACAAACCTCCCTTCAACGGCTGAGGTGGCTCAAGCCCCTGTGGTGAACCAATCCCTGCCCTCCGTTGAAGAGAGGCAATCAGGAATGGTTTCTGGATTTGGAGATTTCCCGCTTGAGGCTTTGGTTGATGAAGAACCAGCAAAGGGTTTGCTTGAAAGCGAAGGAGTCATTGACTTTGATGCTGAAACAAGTGGCGCATGGTCGCTACCTCAATCAGCCAACCCTGCATGGAAGCGTATTGCTGCCGCACGATCAACACACGTGCGACAGGAACGCAAAGTTCTTTGTGGCGTTGTCGGACCTCGAAAGGCTGGTAAATCAGGAATGCTTGTTGATTCATTGACTGATGAAGAAGTCGCCAATGGCGCAATGATTTTCATTGAGGATTTTGATGCGGGGGGAGATTCCACCGTATCTGCACACCACAGGGACAAGCAAGAAAACATCGTTGTCCTAAACCCCTGGATCACCAACAAACAATCCAAAAGCCGTGTTCCTTTCAATTACCCTGAAACATTCAACAAGACAATGGATGACTTGTTGTATGCTCTTGAAGTCGCTGAATCACAGGATGAATACTTCAAGGTTCACGGTAAAATGCCGAACCCATACCTCAAGACTTTTGTTTTTGATGGGATGGACCATTGGCTGCACATTTGTGGAACTGCAATGAAAATTGAAGACCTTGAACTGGGCGATGATGCGGTGGAAGTATCAGGTCGAAAGACCGCCACTAAGGTTGGTCGTTTCAATTGGGAGTTCCGAAAGAACCGATACCAAGCGGCAATGAACACATTTCAAGAACTCAGCCGACTCAATGTTCACGTCTATGTGGTCACTGGTCAAAAGCCATCATACGATTCCAACGGAAACGAAATCATGGGTGCGGATATTGCCGCATGGATGAAAGACACCGAGCGTGATCTTGAACAACTTGTTGAGGTTTCATTGGAAGCCGAGAGGAATGAGATCGGTGAACTTACAGGTAAAACGATTTCAACCGCACAATTGAAGTTCAACCGAACCTCCCTGCGCCTCCCTGAGCCTGTTATCCTCTTCCAACAAGAAGTCGGAACAGACGGTCAATGGTTTGGCTACAAGGGGCTAAAAGACGGTTCTTTTGAGCATCCTGATGATACCAATGAACTTACTACTACTGAGGACTCGGAATGACACTTAGCGGGAATCAAACCTGCAAGCATCAATGGCGAGCGTTGCCTGATGTAGTGGCCGACCCCGACAAAGGACTTGTTGCTTCGGTCTATTGCTATCAATGCGGCCATTCCCGTTATGCACAATTGAAATTGATTGGAGGGAAACAGTGATGGTTTCAGTCAAAGTCGGCAGCCAAATCACGATTACTTCTGGCGACATGGAAGACATATTCCGTGTTCGAGGTCAATTGATTGACGATTACAAAATCTCTTTTGATACAGGAAAAGGATCAAAAGGGTATGATTGGTTCCTGGATTGGTCGCTACAACACAGTGATGAGATTTCAAGAGATGAGGCGATAACTCATATCAAGAAACGTCTTGATGAGGCCAAACTTGAATACGATGTGTTGGTTAAGACATATACGGATGATTGATACTATGGATGAGAAGATCGGTTTGGTTTGTTTTTCAGGCGGCAAGGATAGCACCGCTATGTTGCTGCGTATGCTGGAATTAAACGACCCCGATATGCCCGTCAATCGAATTGTCTTTGCTGATACAGGATTTGAGTTCCCTGAATTGCTTGAATACATGGATATGGTGATGAAATATATTAACATCAAATATCCTGAAAAGAACCTCAAACTTGAGATGGTCGGTTCCCCTAAGACATGGGATGAATGGTTCTATGGTGTTATGAAGCGTGGAAACAACAAAGGAAAACAACGTGGCGCACCTCTTAGAGCATATCCTTGCTACTGGGCAAGAGAAGCAAAGGTTCAGCCTTTGCAGAAAGTGGCTAAGGAAGCGGATATTGCATACATTGGAATTGCTGCTGATGAAGCCCACCGTGTAGGTAAAGAGGATGATCCACGCAACGCTAAGAACAGATACCCGTTGGTTGAATGGGGCTGGACTGAGGATGATTGCATCAAGTATTTGGATAGCCTCGAAATGGTCAATGAACTCTATGTGAACTTTGACCGTTTGGGGTGCTTCCATTGCATCAAACAACCGTTGGAGTCATGGTGGAATCTATGGCGTGGCTATCCTGAGTTCTGGAAGATCGCCAAACACTGGGATAAGGAAAGCGTGAAAGTGAGTAATCATGGGCTGCGCTCAATGAAACCAGGTAAGGATGGGTATTTGCTTGAAGAACTTGAAGAACGATTCAAACAGGGGTATAAACCTCCTTCAAAGAAAGGAAAGTTCGATTGTAATTCCTGTAAAGCCGTTGCATTTACGGCGGTTGGTCAATTGAAGTTAGAGGACTTTGACAGCGATGATGCGATAGAACGTATTGATGAGAAGTTCATTGATGAAGAACCAACCGCTTGCGAAGTATTGCTTGAGCCAGAAGAGGACATCACCTGTGATATTGTAGGGGGGTCTTTTGATGAAAATTGATAGATCATGGGCAATGCCAAATGCACTTACATTTTCAATCCAACCAATAACATTGTTTTTGGAGGAAGAAATCAAAGGAGAGGAATGGGCTGATCCATTCGCAAGGAATACAGATTTGGCGAAATACACAAACGATCTTAATCCCAACACCAAAGCCCAATCTAATTTGGAAGCATTGGACTTTTTGAAAACTTTTGAGAATAATTCCCTTGACGGAGTTCTTTTTGATCCCCCCTATTCCCCACGTCAAATTAAGGAGGTGTATGATGAAATAGGAATCCCTCTCCATGATACAAAAAGTTCGGTTTGGTCGAATTGGAAAAAAGAAATAGCCAGAATCGTTAAACCTGGCGGCAAAGTCATATCATTTGGATGGAACACCTGCGGAATCGGCTTAACACTTGATTTCAAAATAGAGCGCATATTGCTTGTATGTCATGGCGGGAACCATAATGATACAATCGTGACGCTTGAGGTAAAGGGCGATAAAGCAAATTATCCCTCAGCAAAACAAACAACATTATTTCAGGAGGGGGAGGAATGAAAGTTAGACCGCCTAAGCCCAGACCGATCCCCGTAAGCGGAGATTTGTATTCAACATACGCATGGCATCCAAACATGGCCGATGATAAAATCCTCCGTGTAAGTAAATCCTCACTTGGGGCTTTCCAAACCTGCGAGCAACAGTATTTCATCAAATATGTGCTTGGAGTCAAAGAGCCTGAAAACGATAACATGATTCGAGGAACAAACGTGCATGACGCATACGAGTTCATTATGGATCGTAGCCTTGATGTTGAACACGCAACAAAGGTGAAAGAGCAACATGGCTATGAAGGCGTAAGAGGATATTTTGAATCTCTTATCCCTCCCGCACAAATCAAGAAGGGATGGGATGATGAATATGCCCTCCCTACTGGGAACGAATACACATTGGGCGAGCCTGAACATCTATCTCGATTGATGGAAGCCGAATCAAAGCGATTCATGGGTTCAAACCCCAATGCCTTTTTGCCTGTTGGAAACGAATTGGGCGTTGATGCTATCGTTGAACTTGACATTAACGGGACAAAGGTTCAGGCTCACTTGAACGGTTTCATTGACCGCTTGTTCATGGATGATAACGGCGATTATCACGTTCATGAATTGAAAACAGGGCTGTGGAAGGATAAGAAAACTAAGTATGAGAGCATGGCAAAAGAAATGGCTTTCTATGTGTATATGCTCAGTAAATCGCAGCAACCCACGCATGGCGGAGTCAATATCCGCTATTGGGGATGGGATCACACAAAAGGCATAGAAGGAACTCCAACCCAGATTTACAGATTTATTGAACCTGTCAAGGCAGGTATCATTTCCGATATGCTCACCGATCTCAAAGCCCTTGTATCGGCACACCTTCGATACAAAGGAGATTTTAACGGCAAAATGTTTGCTACAAAACCGACTGGTGCTGAGAGGTATTTCTGTCTGCCCTGGTGCGGGGTCAAGGGTTTTTGCCCTAAGTATGAGCGACACATGATGCCGCATGAAATGAGGGATAAAGTGGAGGGGAATTGATGTGCGATATGTTAGCCTATTTAGTGGAATTGAAGCCTGTTCAGTCGGATGGAAAGACCTTGACTGGAAACCTGTTGCCTTTGCAGATTTTGACGAGTTCCCCTCAGCCGTTCTCAAACATCATTATCCAGAAGTGCCGAATGCGGGAGATGTGTTGAAACATGACTGGACTCAATACAAAGGAAAATGCGAACTCATTGTCGGAGGAAGCCCCTGTCAGTCTTTCTCCCATGCTGGAAAGCGACTTGGAATGGATGATCCACGTGGCAACCTCGCCCTTCACTATCTCCGAATTGTTAGGGACATTCAACCGAAGTGGTTCATCTATGAAAACGTGCCAGGTTTATTGTCATCAAACGGAGGGGAAGATTTTGCCTCCTTTCTCGGAGAAGTGGCGGAACTCGGGTATGGGTTCGCCTATCGAGTTCTTGACGCTCAATACTTCGGAGTTCCCCAACGACGGCGAAGAGTCTTTGTTGTCGGGTGTGCTGATGGAGATTGGCGAAGTGCCGCAGCGATTTTATTTGACAAGTCGTGCCTCATCGGGGATTCTGCGAAGGGCGGATCGGAGGGGAAAAACGCTACCCTCTTCTCTCAGGCAAGCGTTGGAGACGAGAGCAGGGGATTACCTCAGCGAAGAGGAATAGTTCATTGTGAAAAAGTCGGACCAACAATGACGAGTTCTGGTCCACCGTATTCACGGACTGGAAACGAAAGAGTTGAGCATGAAGCGTTGGTTGTGCAAAAACAAAACGCAATTGGATTTTCCCATACGCAGGGCTTAGATTGCCAACCATCAACAAATCACTTCCCAACGCTACGTGCGGAGGGCAACGGAATGGCCGTGAGCCTCCCCATACACGACAAAGCGACTCGCTTCAAAGGCGGAGGCGAAGGAAGGAATGATGATGGCGCAAGTAATTTTCTGGGAGTAGGCAAAGAAACCGATCCAATGTATGCTTTGACCGCCAATGATAACCACATGGTCTTTCATCACATAGTTCGAAGGCTTACCCCTATTGAATGCGAGCGATTGCAGGGATTCCCTGATAACTACACGCAAGTTGCTTGGAAAGGAAAACCTGCTGAGGAATGCCCAGACGGACACCGCTACAAGGCACTGGGCAATAGCATGGCCGTTCCAGTTATGCGATGGATTGGAGAGAGGATTGATATGTTGGATTCAGCAGACCTCTCAAAGCGGGAACGGGCAAAAACGACTCAGCAAATGACTTTGTGGTGAATAACATGGCTCTCTTCAATCATTTCCCACGTGAAATTGACATGAGGACTCGAAAGGTTATCACCACTGAAAAGCAATTGCAGCACTACATCAATACGACAAACGGCAAAGGAAACCTCACCACTACTGTTTATGGATTTAGGGCTTTGAAACCAAAGGGAAACCGATGCGAATACAATACTGCAATAATCCCTCACTTTGTCATGGACTTTGATGCCGATCAAGGAGTCCGTGTTCATGGGCTGGATGAAGAAGTCGCAAAGAACAAGTGTTGTGATGAGGTTTTATCCCTTTCCAAACATTTCAAATTCAAGGGCTATCGCCATGCTATTTGGTTCACAGGTGGCGGTTTCCACATTTGGACTAAACTTGACAGGGAGTATGTTTTGCCCCCTGATAAAATGGCCGACTTGTTATTTTCAGGCCGAATGAAAATCAATGAATGGGTTAAGCGATACAACATGAAAACTCTTGACCCTGTGGTGTCCTTTCGACCAGATAGACATATACGCATCCCAAACACATACAACTTCAAACGCCAAATTTGGGGCATTCCGATTCAACATGAGGATTTAGCGCAGGGTTGGGATTTCATCGTTGAGAAAGCCAAAGAACCGAAACCTGGAATGCACCTTTATGATGGGCGAGGAATGGGACTTGAAATTATTGAACGTGATTCTGTGGATATGTTCAAGGGGCGATATAATGCCGATACAAGGACATTTGAAATGGAGGACTTGAACATTGACATTGAAAGAATCAACAACATACCCATGCTTCCCTGCTTGGCTCAAGCCGCTTGCGAAAAGGGCGGCAATCCACCGCATAAGCCACGATCTTATCTCATGATGTATCTAATGGATTATTTCAGGAACTTCGCCAGACCTGCAAGAGAGGCTAAAGTTCCCAATAGTGAAGTCCTAACACTTACTCACGCATTCATACGTTCTTTAGAATGGTCGGATTACAGCCCTAAAGAAACATCAAAATACCTTCAACATGGTGTTGATCGGTATTACTTGACTCCAACTTGTCCTACGATATATCATGAAGGATTGTGTGTCGGCAAGTGTCCGTATTATGATGAGAAGGGGGCAACCCCATGAAATACAAGTTGCTTCATGGTGATTGCCTCAAGAAAATGGCCGAGATGGATGACAATTCCGTTCACGCCATCGTCACCGATCCACCATACGGGCTTTCATTCATGTCAAAGAAATGGGACTACGATGTGCCTTCTGTTAAAATTTGGAGGGAAACATTTAGAGTTCTCAAACCAGGAGGATTCCTTCTTTCATTTGCTGGCTCTCGCACCTATCATCGCATGGCGGTGAACATTGAGGATGCAGGTTTTGAAATCCGTGACCAAATCATGTGGGTCTATGGTTCGGGCTTCCCTAAGTCGCATAACATCAGCAAGGCGATAGACAAGGCCGCAGGTGTGGAAAGGACAGAAGTTATAGGCACACGGCATCGGAATGTCAAACCTTTCAATGACGAGGAAGGTTGGAACAAAAATAATACTCAAGGAGATTATGAATACAAAGCACCAGCAACCAAAGAAGCAAAACAATGGGATGGTTGGGGTTCAGCCCTCAAACCTGCCCATGAGCCTATCGTGGTCGCCCGTAAGCCTCTCATCGGAACTATCGTTGAGAATGTGCTTGAGCATGGGACTGGCGGCTTAAACATTGACGTTTGCCGCATTGAACATAACGACCCTATGATAACTCGAAAAGACTTTGATAGCAACACAGGAGAGATTTTTCAAAGGGCTAAGGGCGATGAAGCAGGTCCAAGTGCAAAGGGTCGCTTCCCTGCTAATTTCATTCACGATGGATCGGATGAAGTCGTGAGCCAGTTCCCTGATACGAAAGGCGCAACAAGTCGCACAGATACTACTTCAACAGGAATGTTTGCGGGAGGGGATGCTGGAACTGTATATCCTGATTCTGGTTCCGCCGCACGATTCTTTTACTGCGCTAAAGCAAGCAAAGCCGAGAGAAACATAGGTCTTGAACACCTCCCTAATGTTGAGCGCACTGATTACGGCGGCTTCCACAGCGAAGAAGGACTCATCAACAACGGGAGAAACCCTGAGAATAGGGAACTGATGAAGAACCCTCATCCAACGGTAAAGCCTGTCAATTTAATGAAGTATTTGTGCCGTCTTGTGACTCCTAAAAATGGAATAGTCCTTGATCCGTTTATGGGTTCGGGAACAACAGGAATTGCTGCAACACAAGAAGGTTTCAACTTTGTTGGTATTGAAATGGATGACGAATATATCAAAATCGCAAATTATCGAATCTCACATTGGGTGGAAGAAAAGCAAGAACTCATTTTAGAACAAAGACGACAAAAGACATTATTTCAAGACTGGTGATTATATGACAGAAGAAAAAGAATTAGAAGAGATACGAAAAAAGAAAGCCGAAGAAATGCTACAAGCCCACCATAAGGGCGAAGCACCGCCAGAAGTGTTGGACTGGTCATTCCGTCGAAACAACAAAACAGGTTTCTTTGAAATCTGTCAAAAAGAAAACATGGTTGCGATCACGCAAGACCCCAACTGGGCTTCTTTGGTCGTTGATATGCTAAACAGCCTTACATTGGCGCAACAGGTGGTTCAAAATGACGAAAACTGAACGCATCCTTTTCATTGACAATCGAGAACGTTCTGGCCTTGAAGGTCTTGTAATCAAGTATTGTGATAAAAATAAACTCAAATATGAAGTTCGCCAAACAATAATCACGGATTATTCATTTGCTGATGTAGGGATAGAGGCAAAATCAATTGATGATTACATGAGCAGTATGTATTCAGGGCATCTGGAAAGACAACTACAAAACCTTGAAGACAATTATACAAATCCAATTCTTTTGATTCATGGAACGCTTGATCAGTATGTCACTAAATCCGCAAAGAGGGGGCGAAAAATACGATTCATTACAGCATTTGCATCATTTACTGGCTCGCTCGCTCGTTATCATACCGACTTTGATGTTTCAATTTTGATTTTCCCTGATAAATCAACAGCAGCACGTTTCATCTGTAAGCGTTTTGAGAAGCATGGAACGCTCGGCTCATCATCAACATATAAATTGCTTAGAAAGACCGCTACTGAGGATATGAGAATTGACATTTTACAAGGGGCGGGATGCAGCGTAGCAATCGCAAAGCGACTCCTTGAACAATATGGCTCTATCGTTGAAATATCATCCTTAACGGCCAAAGAACTGCAAGCGGTTGAAGGAATCGGCAAGGTTAGAGCAAAGAGAATCGTTGATGCTTTCAACAGCGAAGAACCGATTGCACAAGAGAAAGTGAAGATGTCAAGGGCTTGATTTAGTGAGGCTTCATATACCCTACTTGCGGTGGATAGAGATGCCCAAAGAACAACAGGAGGAATAACATGATATTGAAACCCACATCGGACTCAGGAGATCGCAAATGGTTTGACTACTCGCTTGTCAAAACACCACATGAAGGAAGTAAATACATCAAAGAATACATTGAACGATTCAATACGGTTTCTTTCTTCAACGAGTTCGCAGGTTTGCTTTCTTTGTTTTATGTCGTAGGTCAAGTAATTTCACCTTATGTGCGTGTTCCAATTCATGGGACTCACCTCGATACAAGGGTTCACGTCTATTGGATTCAACAATCCAGAACGGGTAAATCAGCAGCCTATGAGTTCACCAAGCAATTGCTTGATGCTTGCGATGTTGAAAGTGCTAAATTCACATCTGGTTCGGATGCGGGGTTGTTGGGACACGTTGATGCTGAACCCGAATATGATGAAGCAGGGAAGCCAACTGGAAAGACAACCTATGTAGTCACCAAAGGTTTGCTAAATGGCTACAAAACACTTCTATTTGATGAAGCAAGTGTTTTGCTTGATGATAAAAAGTCATATTTTTCCGAGAAAATCCTGTATTTACAAGAAGCGATGGCTCCCATTGGATCGGCCACAAACAATTTGGCTAAGGTTTTGAAAGGGGCTGATATTCAAGTGACATCTGGCGTTTCTATATGGGCGACCACTTTTCCTCCAAAGGACATTATGCACCATGTATTGGAAAAGGGATTCTTCCAGCGTGTATTCCTATATCAAAATGATGTAGGACAAGAACTACGGCAAACCACCAGTGAACACCGACTTCAAGGGACTTATGTTCCTGTTCCAGAAAAGGTATGGGGATATGATGCGTTGGCCGCATTTATTCTTGAAAAGAAAGACGAAGTGCGAACACGCCTATTGAAAGCCGCACGTATGAGCCTCGAAGAATGGGATGCGTTAGAGGATTTTGAAAGGGACAAAATAGCCAATAACTATTGTTATGACATATTTACTGTTGATGAATCATACCACGCAGCATTGTTGAATGCGACCACAGATTACTACGAACTTGTTAATCAAATACACGACCCAAACGTTAAGGAAACGGCAACATCGTTTATTCCTAACATTGAAAATTATACCATCACTTTTGGAAACATCATCGCAACAATCATGGGTTCAACGGTGATTACCGCCGATCACATTATGATGGCGACTGAGATTATCTATGACAACTTGCACAACCTGGTGATATGGCTTGAACAGAAACAGGATTTCAAAGCAAAGAAAAAGCGAGATGCGTCGTTGCACGAATGGAAAGTCGCATACAACAAATGCAAGAAAATGGCGCATTCACGTTCAAAGCGAGAATGTGTTCCAAAGAAGGAATTGGAAAGTGTTTATGCGGTCAATCAAGGAGTTAGCAAGAAAACGGCTGAAAGAAGGTTGAAGAAACTCACAGATTCCCCCGATGCCGACAGGCTCATGGATGGCCGCAACGCATTCATTACATTCAACTGGTGATAGCATGAAGCGAAAAGTGAAAATGTTCCTGAAAGAAAATGACATTTTACCAATAGCGGTATTTTCATCAACGGATGCTTCATCCTTAGAAACAGGATATTCCGATCCCAGTAAATTCTCACTTGACATGGTTATGATTTACAAAGACAATTATTTTCATGCGTTCTCGTTGGGTGAAGATCAGCAATATGTGGTTCAAGAGCAGCGAATCAAAGGGCATCACCTTCTTGCTTTGCCCGATTTTATCAAGGGCATGACTTTATGTGGCTATGACCTTGATTTCATCATTAAACTACTTGATTTGAATTGCCGCCCTGATGAGGGATTTGAGGCATGGGGGAACCCGAACCCAATAGACATTTCAAAGACATTAAGAGATTTGACAGGAAAACGCTACAATCTATTTAATTTGGCTTTCTGGAATGCTTGCGATGATATGTCCCGACTTTCCGAAGTATTCCAGTTGCACCGATTGAAAATTATAACTGATTGGTTTAATGGTTCAAGACGAAACATTATTCGTAAATTGAGAACTGATGTGAAGTGGATTTCGCAACTGGTCTATCGAATGCAAAAGCATAAATCAATTATTGTTAAGGATGAAAACGGCGATTGGGAAAAATTGAGTCTGGTGGCGGAAGAGGAATGAAAGAGTATCGTGATCAAGTAATGCAAACCTGTTCAGGTTGCGATACCGATGTGTTGGCGATTCGCATAAACGGGTTTTATGCGGGGAGTCGTGATAGAATCTTTTTATGGGAATGCCCTATGTGTAAATTCATCTGGCGCAAGCCAAAACCAATAGTGGTGAATGAAAATGACTAAAGAACATTGTCAAATATGCAATCAAGACGGCCACTTATCGCATGATTGCTCGCATGATGATGAATGTAAATGTTGTCCTTGCGGGGAAGAATGCCAGATGTTTTGCACTTGCCCTAAATCTGCACCGCATATAGATAATGAAGATCACCGCAAATCAGCCGACAAACCCTTTGAAAAAGCATGGACTTTGATGAAGTCCGATTGGTGGGAAACCATTGATTCGGAAATGGAGAAACCTGTTGCTCGTTTTGAAGGTGGACCGATTGATTGCCCCGAATGCAAAGGCTTACATGGGGGAATGATTCGTGAAGAAGAAGGACACCTCAATTTTGTTTGCCCTGATTGCGGCTACATGGAAAACGCAAAGTATTTTCAACCCCTAACAAGTGAGTGATTGAATGTCAAATACAAATCTCGCTGAGGGTCATGAGAAAACGGCTACGGGCGCATCAACCTATCAAAACGATGGCCTCCGTGATTCCGATGTCCTCACCAGTCCATCATTGACAAACAATGTTGAACGTGGACTTGGCAACGGCGTGATTCCGATCACCCTCAACCGATATGATGAAGCCAACAGAAACAACCCTGTTAGCGGCAATTGTTGTGTTCGACCCAATGGAACATTGGGAACCACTTCGGAGATTTATGTTGATGCTGGCGTAGTTCAACTTGATGGAATGTTTTACAATGTCGGTTCGGCATCTGTATTGGATATATCGGCAGCGACGAATTATCATTCTGGCTATCATGGGTCGGCAATCCCAAACGGGACAAATCCAGGAGATGAAGCAATACTACTTGTCTATGTTGATCCTCGAAAGCCAAATAACATTGGATTTACATACGGCTCTTATGTTGATACCGCTACTGGACTATACCCCCAATCCTCTTCAAACCACCTTGTCTTGCAGAATACGGTATTAGCAGCCGTAAGGGTTGGAAAGGGGGCTTCTGCACCCGTAGTTCTCGCCATAGAGGACAAGAGGGTATTCATTAGGCCTGGTCCAGTTGCTTTGTCGGCAATTGAACATAGCGATGGTTCGGAAAACAACCTTCGGAATGATTTCATAGGTGGGTTTAACGCCGCCGATTTACCGATTACCGATCTCGGAGTCTTGTTTGCTCGAAACCCAAGTGGGTTCGGCGCAACACCTCAAGGCGTAGGACAAACACATTTGTTCTTTCAATCAGATCTTGGTTTAGGACAAACACCTGATGGCGGAGGGACTTATCAAATCACGCCAGTTCATAAAACATCAATCACCCCCTCTATTCCTTATGTTGGACCAACGGTTTTGCCTATTGGAACAGCAGCCCCTTCTGGTTTGCTTTACAAACCATTGTTAAGTGAGGAAGATGGCACAACTCCTTTAGTGACTGTTGATGTATATGATGCGGCAAATGTGTATTTAGGCAGATCGCTTCCCCTTTTGGGATTCGTATTGAATCCAGGTGATTTGACGCTTATGGACCCTGCACCAGCAGGTTTTCCCACCGCAGCAAGCGCAGTAATCACCTATATTCATGCACAGCACACTTGATATACAAGCAAATATGCGCTTGCTCTAATGCTTCAACTTCAAAATGAGATTTTTTCTTATGAACGTTCTTGGGAACAAATAGAGGATATGCTGGTTCGTGCTGAAAAAAAGCAAAATGAATGGGTTATGAGATTTCATGAAGCCAAAGAATCAATGGATAAAGAAACCATGAGAGAATGCGCCCGAAACAAGAAGGCATTAGAAGGGGTAGTCAAAACACTTCGATGGACTTTGGGTGATCGTGGAATTGATAATCCTTTGAGTTAATCAGTAATCAAAAAGACTCTTCTTTTTCATCCCTCTTTGCACGTGTTCAGGAAAGTTCCTCAATCCGAGAACCTCAACTACGGGTGTTGCATTCCTTTTTGGTTTTCTCATCCATGTGTGGGTATCAAAATTGGCATCCAATAAATCATCAATCATTTCTTGATTTGGCAAACCTGTTTGTGGATTGACCATGTAATTTGAATAAACAACTGGTCCATCATGTTCAGCCCCTATTTTGATTGTATCTCTTTGAAGTTGATCGTATAATCCCCCTTGTAATTGTTCATCGGAACCCCCATACTGTATTTTCCGACCAACATATTGAGGATCTAGGTATAGGAACTCATCGCCTTGCATCAACTTTGCCGTATCTCTTAAATCTCCTGAATGTATTTCAACGTCTTTCAAACGGTTTGCATAACCGCTTAGATCAATTGAGCCAACATCACTTGGCATCCACCGTATCTGTTTTCCATCCTTCATTGGGGGGTTTCTCCAACCAGATTTGTATGCTGGACCTTCAGTATATCGAGAGCCACCATACCATTCAGGGAATTTTGCCTTTTGCTTAGGGCTTGTTGGATATTTCAAACCAAAGAATGATTGTTGATTTGCCCCAACTAAATTATGAGCCAATTCCATGTTTTCATCGTCAGTCAGATCCCGCCCCATGACATCTCTTTGGAATCTCAAATCATTAAACCGATCAATCATTTCAAACATTCTTTCTTTATTTTTAGGCAATTCAACATTACCCATGCCTGTTTTCAGTTGTTGGAATAAATTAGTGTTATCAGGGTTAATGTCTGCAAAAAATCCTGTTCCCCTATTTAATCCGAGAATTGTTGAACCGCTTCCACCATAAAGTTCAGCAGGTCGAGCATCAGGGAAAAAATCAGCAAGACCTCTCATGTAAGGTTGAATACCTGTTTTTCCACCAACCCAATTTACAACTGTGGGAAGCATTTGTTCGCTTGATTTGAAACCTGGTTGTAAATCTTTGAATGAAGCACCACCCTTCATTTTAGACCACGATTTGTCTTGTAATTTACCACTTTGATATGGAAAAGGGAATGGTGATAATTTCTTATTTTCCCCTCCCCATCCGTGAATTTGTTCATTGAGAAGGGGCATCAAATCATCCATGCTTTCATAGGATTTGCCTTCATGGTAAATATCGGCCTTCATCAGATCCCATGCTACATCAAACACCATATCAAGCCTCACCTCTTTGTGGAGGCTCTTTTGCCCCCTGCGCCTAATTGACGGCGCATGGCGGGTCGGACTGTTCCCCTGCTCTTGTTGCGCTTGTATCGGCGTTTGGTTCGCTCTCGCTTGACCTTGCGTGAAATGTCCCAGATGCGGTGTTCAGCCTGTCTGTATGGTCTGTCGCTGATGTTTGATTGCGTGTAGCCTCGAAAGCGGCCTTTACTGATTGAATCCCATGCGGCTTCAAACGGATCGGCGGAGGCTTTGAACATCTCTTCACCTAAGCCATATTTTCCGTTGCATCATCGTAATAATCCATGAATCCTTCGGCAACTTCTTCCCAATCAACATCGCTCATTGCATCAACTTCACCATATCCACTTAATTCTTCATGAAAACCTTCAATATCCATCATTGCGGCAGGTAAGACCTTTGTTGCGAGCAACGTTTTGACCTCATCTCGACTTTCACCCATATTAACTGCGGATTGAATGGCGTTTATGGTTGTAAAGTAAATGCTTTCAGTGTTTTGCGCCCATAATTCAGCACTACGGGTTGCCGTAGCCATGTCTTTTAGCATCAAAGACCAAGCAGTATCAAAGGACTTCTTTTGCATCATTCCAGATACAGCACCGCCAATCAAATTACCTGCTGCTTGTTGAACTTTAGGATTCTTTGCTGCTGCCGCCCCAACTCTTGCTGCACCTGCAACCAGTGGTGCAACTTTTTCTTCATTCTTTTCATCGTTCTTTTCTTCGGACATTATCTCACTTCCATTAGAATATCAACACGGACTTCATTTGTTCCGTTCTTTGTGATAGGCATGAATGTTGCCCTAAAAGAAGGCGAATCAAGAGGGTTTGTCCCATGAAGGACAATCTCAGTGATGGCCTGTTCGCTGCTCAACTGGGTATCAAACAATGCACTTACAGATATAGTCCGATCATCAATGCGTTGAATCAATGTGTCTTGGCTCATTTTGGTGTTCCCTGCGCCTCCATCACGGCTTGAGGCATCGGAAGTCCCAGAACCAAGCGAACACTTCTTGATGAGCGTTTGGAGGTGGTCGGTCAAAGCGGCTTTTAGGGGGTCAAGAACAGGCATTATTTCACCTCCCTCATTGAACTTTTCACATCATGCCTTCTTGATTCGCAATAAGGTGTTTGGGGGTCCATGCACATATACGCAGGTTCGACAAAACGGCCACTTGAGCCAATAAATCCATCTTGATATTCCATTGGACCTTTGCATTCAGGGCAATCCATAGGAAGCATCAACTTGTGCCGACTTTTTCTTTTTAGCAACCCCCATGCTTTTTCAAATGCGCCCATATCATTTCACCACGTAGTTGCGACTCTTACTCATGCCGATAGGGAATCCCCTCTTAGAATCATCCCTAACACCTATCTTTCCAAGCCCGTTTTTGTGTTTTGCACCGATGATGAAACCTGTTTCATTGATGTTGCGAACACGGACTCTATGAACTGAAATGATATTGACGGATGAAGACATAGTGATGTTTTCTTTGGTGTTTTTATCGCCCGATGAAAAATTCAATCCGCTAACATCAATTGTGCTTGTTTTTAAATCGGTCAAAATACCTTCAATTCCTTTTTCGTATTGAGCGATTGTAAGATCGGTCTTGAGAGAATGGAAACTATGTTTTGCTTCAAAAACAACGAACTTTCCAATAACGCCTTGAGTCGGTAAATTGATGGCGACCACATCACCTGCTGAAATTGAAGTTGCATTGATTAAACCGTATAATGTAATCATTGGCGCACCATTTTCAGCCCTCGCCAACAGGGTTTTAGCCAATTTACGTGCGGCTGATACGCTCTTAATTCCAGGTATTTGTTGTCGGAGGGTTTTGACTACTTCTTCCTCACTACCTGCCGATGCTTCACGTATTTTCTCGCTATCTCGGACTCGAATGAATACAATTTCATTCCCTGCGATAACATCTCCAACGATGACAATTTCATTTGGAGAATCAAATAATTTACTAACGGAAACCTTCTCAACTCCATTCTCAACGCCGATCCGAATGCCCTTTTCATTGAAAACTTTCTTTGAATAAATCAAAGCCCCGTTTCTTTCATTGATTATTTGTCGGCCATCAATCTGTGAAATGTTCCTTAGAACCTCCATTGTGTTCAAACCTTTTACTTCACGTGAAACATATTCAAGGCTATGGTCGTTAATCTGTTTCAACATTGGGTGTGCGCCCAAGTATTCTTCCATATCTCTTGAATTTTGATGGAAGGCATTTGAAGGCGTGACTGAGATTCCTGATTGATTGCCCCCTGCATCATTCAATAGATGCAAAGCCGCATCGGTTGTCCTAATGCCGATATATCCATTTTGTGCTGCGATTACATCACCGACAACCATTCCTGAGTCGGAAAGCGTTTTACCTGATAAATCATTGAAAACCATGAACGTTTCGCCTTCTTCGGTGATGATTTCAGCAACACGCCATTTCATGTTGTGTGAATCAATCACATACGGTGGTGAAAAAGTGCTTGAAAGAGAACGGCCATCAACCTTTACACTTTGAAGCCCGTTTTTGTTCTTTATTGCCCCCTTTTCACCATTACTTATGATGAATGGTTGTTGCGATGCCATGATGAAATCCGATGGCTCGTAAGCAATCAAACCTCGATAATTTAATGGAGTCTTTACGACTTCATTCTTTTCATTATCAAAATGATACCACGCTTGAGATTGAATTTTCATAGCAACAACGGCGTTATCAATGAATGTTGGCGAGATCGCTTGAACAACCAATGGGCTTCTGGCATCGTCAATAACTCCTGTGGATGAAGAAACATCGGTATAATACAACTCCAATCCTGTGAAATCCGATATTGTTAAGCCGCCTAAATCAACAATTGTTCCAGTGGTGGTTATGTCGTTTTTGGTTATTGAAGTGTAAGTGATTGAACCTGTGTGTGAGAGAGCAAATAACTTTCCAGTTGGAGGCAAAATTGAAGCATCATCAACTAAGAAAACGCCACCCCCTTTGCTGGCCTTAACTGTGATACGTGGATAATACCTCATTGCCTCTTTTGATTGAGAAACCTTTCCAGTGAAAGTATGTCGTGCATGATCACCCATAACGCCAGACACCAAATCATATTTGGTTTCGGATTGATAAATCGGTTCATTACCTCCTGTTGAGAATGATTGTGAATAGCGTGGCTCAACGGATGGGAGGATTTGCCCATCAACAATTCGGTGTGCATCGGATTTGGAAAATTGAAGCATATTTGCTGTTGGAATCAAATGCCAAGTAATGTCATATTCATTTGCATTTGGATATTCGATTGAGAATGCCGACCCTGCCGAAGTGATCGGTTCAACTTTGTTTTCACCCCTTGCATAATTCATCTCAAACATACCATACCTCTTATCACGGTCAAATGGCATTGAGGCAAAAGCCGATGTTGAGATAGAGCATCGTGGACCCAAAACCCATCCGTCTTGAAGAAGATCGGAGGCAAAACCAAACAATTTTAATGGCCTTACTGGTCTTACGATGTAATCAACATACTTTCTTTGAGGGTGCGAACTTGTAGGATAATTTGAATTTGAGTCCAGTTCGGTGCTTAATGAATCATCGTTTTCTTCTGTTCGATTGAGATATGTTTTTCGGAGAATATACACCCCTCCCCATGCAGGGAGTCCACTAACGCCTCGAACAGTCCATGAATCTAAAGCATGAGTCTTGTAATCTGTTCTTACCGTATCTGTTGAGAGAAGGCCGCTAATTGCGCCTTTAGCGTTATTTGAATCAGGACTCCATGTAGGTTTGATTCTAAAGTCTGGGGCGGCTGAGGTTGAACCTGTCCCATCCACCGAAAAACCATTATTCGCTAAGAATGTTTTAATCGTATGTGATGGCAAAACAGGGAATTGTCGCCCAAGCATGAGATCGGTGTGTAATGACAAAGCACGTGTTCCTGTGACCGCATAAGAAACATCTTCATTTTTGTTCCTCTCACTTTCAACTTCCATAATCAATCCTAAGCGTGGTTCTGTTCTTGCTTGAACTTGCCTTGTGTCGGAGATTTCATTTAGAACATCTGGCCTTGTTTCAACAATGTTAGCCCCGCCTGAGTATTGTGTATGGGAAAACCCATTTGGAGGGTATGATGTTTTACTATCTGTTTCATGATAGGCATGAAAGTTCGTGTGCAGCGCATTGCCTTTTAATTTGTAAAAATTTGATGGCGCACCAAACCGAGTTGTTGCATCGGTTGTCAAAATCCCCCCTGCTGAATCCTGTTGAGGATATGTTGGGCTTCCACTTCTTTGCACAAGATCCATAAATGGGTCGCTTCCTTTGTTGATTGGTTTTGTATCTGTTGGCCTCATGTGTCCTGTATGCAAATAAGACACGGATATTGGGTTTATCGCAATGTCATATTTTCGAGCCAAATAAGCCTCCACTTCATACTGTTCAGCCGTTGTCAATTTACGATCATACTGAATTACCTCAGCAATTTTCCCATTCAAATGATAGGATGAAGGGACACTACCAACTTGATAAGTCCCACCCGTTGCACGATAAAATCCACCTGTGACTGTCCCTGCTGATGGTTCCATGTAGCCGTTTTGGTAAAGTTCAAGGGTTGCAGTTGAACCGCCTCCATCACCTCCAAAAATTTTACCTGTCAATAACGCCGCTTCGCCTCCAACCGCAGTATCATTTGGCGTGACCGCTTGAATCCATCCACTATTCGCCCCGCCCCATAATTGATATTCGTTTCCAGAATCCATTCTTGCATACAGATTAAACCCACTTCGAGCAACAGGCGTTCCTGAACGTGATTCAACAAGTCCGTGAACGTTTCCATCATCGGAATCAACAAAACCAACAACAAACACAGTCGTTTCAATGGAGTTCAATTTTTCTTGGAAAGGTAAAGACAAGAAATCGTTGCCGTCGCAATCAATAACAGGCATATTGTTCACAGATGAATTGCGTTTGATGAATGTTGGTTGAGCCGAAGCCGTTCCTTGTGTGAACTCCCATTTGTTCGGTGAAGAATCAATCCATGAACTTACTGATGCGCCGTCTTTCAAATCTAAAGAATCGGCCTTTAACCATAGAACAGGATTGCTAATTGGAAGAGTTGTAGGTCGGTTATCATCTAATTCATAATCCCAAGCACCTGCGGCCATTGAATCTGGCGAAAGCATCCCGTTTTGAGTAATCCCTAATGTTGCACCAATCCCGATGTTGTCAATTTTTTGATTGGTTGCATTCAAGTTCTTTTCAAACGGGTGCGCCTCCGCCGTGAAATCATTTGCTACAAAACCAACTGGAACGGTTCTTTCAAGGCCATAACTGAGTCTAAAGTTCGTATCAAAGGAGAAAGCATCGTCTTTAGCAGTAAGTCCATTCCCAGGTAGATCTTCCATTGAGTCGTGTTTTCCTCCGTCAAAACGACCACTTTCAGCCATCGCATACGTGTTTTGTGTTTCGGTTGGATCGCCAGCAAGCATATTTTGTCCGTTTGAAGCGGTTCTTATGCCCCATGCTCTTACGGGCAATCGTCTGCTCATGTCAATTCCAACACAAGGATTCAAAACAAAGAATTGACGGTTCAAATCCTCATTATCGGAGTCTAAATCAATGCCCTTGACCACCGCTAAAGTTGAGTTGGGATTCAAAGCATCGCCAATACCTTCTCCACGTGAATATCGTTTTGTTCCGTTTTGGTTGTAAAGTTGAATTGTCCCATGTGCTTCTCTTCGAGTTGTATGACCCATCAAAACAGCACCTACGCCTCTCAACCCCTCAACATTTCCATGCCCCCCTGCATTCAACCCATTGTAAGCATAATTTTGCATCCATTGATTCACATAAATTCTTTCAAAGGGAGATGCAATTTGAGGTGAACCTGCATTTGCGCCAACATGATAACCATTTGGTGAAAAGTTGCGTAGTAAAAGACCTCTTGTTGCAGGGTAATTTAATGAACGTGGCATCCCTGCTTCACGGTATCTAAAAGCCATGAAATGTTCACGCATTGTTCCAAAGAATACAGGGTGGCTGTATTCAGCCAACCATGTGCAAAGGAACGCATCAGGGGTTCCTCCATTTGCTGTGTTTTGTGATTTTGTCAAAGCAAAATCCGCCCAATCGGATTCATCAGCAGTTGAATAAGAGGTGGCTGGAACTGTTGCGTGTTGGGGTTGGGGCGTAGCAGCCACATTCAACAATTCGGGATCGTGAGCCATCAAAGGTGGAACTGTTGCTAATTCAGTCGCAACACGTGGCCTTATGACTCCTTCATGAAAACCTCGAACAAACCAATTCCCTAATCCATCAATAGCAACTCTTTTTATCGGCTCAGGCCGACCTCCGATAGCCAAATAATTGTTCAAAAAGAAACCGTTAATCATCATTTCACTTGCAGTATTGAATCGCCTCCCTGTTAAAGAACTGCCTTGTAGGGTTAATTTTGTTGCGCCTCCCGTTGAAATAGAACCGCTTATCTCAGTATTGGCGAAGGACACTTTTTCTGGTGTTCCATTTACATTGGTGTGCTTTTGTCCTGGTGCAAAGAGATAGTCGGGAATGCTTCTATGTGTTGCAGACGTATATGCCCCATCAGCGTCATATAGCCTCATTCCTTTTAATTCATCGAGGGGCAATCCATCCGATACAAAAGAGCCTGTGCTATACACGGCTGAACCGTTTTTGACATCTATGGTGTCAAGTTCAAATGTTGTTGCACTGTTTGTCGTGTTGGTGTTTCCAAAACCAAAATGTTTGTATTCTGTTTCAGCCTCAAACATCAAAGAATACGCTGAACCATGAGATCGGTGCAGTTGCCGCCTCATTGAAGTTGGCGTTCCTCTATGGCAAAGAGGCATAATGAATGAATGGCCTTGCCTTCCAAATCGAACACGATGATGAGCGATTGGGTTTCCTGTTTCAACCCCATTATTGGTTTGAGTCAATAAACTGCCTCTTTCTGTATGATCAGCCATCCTGTGTGAAGAAAATAAGCGTGTAGTCCCGCTTGGAATTGTGCCAATGGCAACACTTGATTCTAAACCGAATGAGTCTTGTATTTTGCTATGTAAAATACGCTCACAATGGAAAATCAAAGTTCGGTCATGCGTGTCATACTGAGAACATTCATCGCTATTTAGTTCAGCATCCCCCGCTTTTCTTGGATTAGGGGCGGATAACCCGCCCATTCCCCATGTTTGATTTGACCATGCCTGAACACGATCATGACCACTACGGACAAATATGCCGCCTGGAATATCCTCTTGTTTGGGCAATTGTATTTTCAAATTAGGCGGAACTGAGTCATTTGGCGCAGAAGGCCGAGTTATTGTTTCACCAGTGTTTGGATCCTCACGGCCAGTCAAAACTTCAAAATCCCTAATTACCGTTCCAAAAGGTGAACCGCCTTTGAGCATCAATTTATTCCCTAAATCATCAACAACGGATATATCATCAAAAACACGATGCTCATTGCTGATTTGAAATAATACACGTTCTGTGTTTGTTTCGGTTTTGGTTCTAAAGGTTCGAGCGTATGATTTTTGCGAACTATCATTTAATGTGTGTGCTGTTTGAACAGCCGCCGTATCAATATCGGTGAGATGGACTCCATTTGCGCCCGTAGCGACATAGTGATTGCTTCGGGGGTTGGTGTTTGGAAAAATGGACCTTGAATTTTCAAACCTGACAGAAAAGTCTGGGGCTGCTACGTGATTTGTTTTCAATTCCACCCCATAGTCTAACTTCTCAATTCTTAAACGGCCATGTGTGGTCAAATCACCCTCAGTATCGGGGTGCAAAGAAACAATTCCGTGATATGCGGGTGCTTTTTGCACCCTATCAGGCGGAGGGATTGACGGCATTTGACATGAATTAAGACCTTCAATTGAAAAGCGATTATAGCCATGATTTGATGAATGTTGAGATGCAAGAATGCCGCTTCTTGAATCATAATTTAGTGCTGGTAAGCCCATGTTTCCGCCATCCATTGGTTTTGCGACCAATCGGTGAACTCCAATACTCCCCATGCCTTGAATGAATGGACCGCCGTTTGCAGCACCCCAATACCCCCCATTTGTGCTTGGCGTATTCCGATCCCATGTGATTGCGAGAGTATGTTTTGGTGGCTCTCCAATGAGAGTAAAGACATTAGTTAATGTTGCACCTGCGGAGGGGGAACCTGTGAGAGTCATAATTGAAGGTATTGTTGCCTCAATTGTTGCGTATGATGAATGAACTGTGGCTGCCTTTTTGTATCGGAGAGTTGTATTTTCATAATCCCCATCAGCCATTCTTGGACTTCCTGTTGATGAAGCGACTCTCAATGAAAATTCATTTGTCAATTCACTTGGAAAACCATTTTTGTTAAGGGTTGCGATTTCTAAATCAACAACTGTTTTGCCCGAACCTTGCGATTGAAAAACCACCGAATCTATTGTGTATTTTTCAGGAAGAGATTGTCGAATATATCTCGCACGTAGGTATTTTGTTAAATCCCTCTCCCCTTTCATTTTGATTCTTCGAGAATTGATTTTGGCGGCAATAAAACGTGTTGCTTCTTCTGTTCCTAAATCATAGGTGTATAGAGCATTATTGTGATCGGCTTTTTGTTGTTTCAAATCAATTGCTATCACATTTTGTGCCTCAGCAATTGTGGCTGATGCCGCCGCCAAAGGAGTTCGGATTAGAAGCGTGACTCCCTGCCTCCAATCTGTTGAATTGACACCAGATTCCCAGTCTTCGATTGTATCTTCATAGGCGGTATCAGGGTATGTGAGGTGCATAGCGAAAATACCCGAAGGATATTCACCAGTTGATGTTCTGCCCCATGAACCCGTTTCAGCAGGGAATACATACCGAGAATATGATTCAGCCATTGTATTCACCACTTGATTCTTGACGCATACCATGAGGTCGCATCAGCATAACTCATGCCACGCTTCCATAAAGCAACATCGGATAGGAACCCCGCAAAATGGATAGGTCCAGCCGAGTTCTTGCCATCGCCAAAAGAACCGCCAGTTCCCGTCACGCCGTATGTCGCCGCACCTGTTTGAAGTGCGGTGAAGTAATCTTGATGCGGTGCAGTTATTGTCTGCCCCCCTTGTGTAGTCCAACCAGCAAGCAATTTCACGTATGGCGCACCAATCAAAGCACAACCAATTGTAGTCATGTCTTTATCCCGAATTGTTTGAAGTGCCGTTGGAACATCTGGGTGATCAGCATCGCCGCCCGAATATCCACTTGCTTGTGTTTCAAAGGTGTTTTTCTTGTTTGGGGAGACTCCCAATGTCCCGTAATTTTGGTCGGAAACGCTCACAAGGTATGGCGAATAATCAAAAATACCTGCTTCAATCGCCCCTGTTAAGGGGTTGGTAATTCCAACAGTATTGCCCATGTAAAGAAAAGCGGGAGTTGCCCCACCAGGATCTCTCCCCGCCATAATGAAAGTATGGGCTGATGAAACAACTTCAACTGTTCCGCCAGATACAGTGCTTGGAACAAGAACTGACGTTGCTAAAGGACTATTATTTGGATGCGGGTAAAGTTGTTCTGGGAATGAGATCGCAACTGAGATGGCGTTTTTAGTTGTCCCTCCGTGTGCGACAGACGGTGAACCTCCAATATGCAATCCGTAAGGTTTCCCATTAGGGGTTCCATCATCGTAAATTGAATGAAAAATAGGTCCTGTTGCGTAATCTGGATTTGAAGTGGGAGGTCTAAAAATGGCTGAAACAGCCCAACTCGCCCCCAATGGGTTAAAGTCTTTGATTTCACCATGCTCGGCTTCAATTGTTCCTGAATTGTTGTTAAACAATGCTACAACATCTCCGTGATGGAACAATTTTACTTGGGCATTGTTGGTAGGGTGTTGCATCACTTCATGAGGATGAGTTGGACCATCAATATAAGCCCCAAAGCCATTTGCCGATGTAATCCGCAACTTTCGATTATACAGGTCTTCTCTCCAAAGGGTATTGGCTTGAGTCAAAGCACCAGTTCCTACGTCTTCTGTTGAATCATACAGGCTATTTGTTAATCGTGCATAAAAAGCACATTTTCCTTCTGGCTCATTGTTTTGATTCAATACTGTTTGATGATGGAATCCTTTGAGAGTATCGTTGTTGATCGTGTCTTCATTTTTAACATCTGTAAAGTCTAAAATCGCCACAGGTGCGGTCATTTCTCCGATATTTTGAAAACCTGAAAAACCAGTCGGACCTTTTGAAAGAGCGTGTTTGTAAAAATCGGAATAATCGTTATCTGTGCCGTCGCTTATATCAAAAGTCAATCCAGTGTGGCCTCCGCCAAAGAAAAGAATGCCTTCGGAATCCATCAATGGATAAAGGAACTCAATTTCTTGCCCTACTTCTTCATCAGCAGGGGTGTTAAAAGCCCCCTCATAGAAGAATTTGACAAACTTATCTGGGTCTTCAAGAGGGGTGACATACTCCAAATAACATTCGCCCAAAGCACTTTCCGAACCTTGATTGATTGCGATATTTGAAAAAGTCGCCAATTTATTGTTGATACGAACCAGCCCTAACGCCGACCCTGTTCCAATTGTTTGTCTTGATTGTAAAGTTCGTAAAAAGTAATCCATGACCTTTCCCTCCACAGTCATGTAAATGAATCGTTTAGCCCCATTATCCCAATTATACGAACCATTACTTGAAGAAAGCCCCGTTGCTGTGGATTTGGTTTTTGCTTTGAAAATAGACCCAACTCCGTTGTATTCTCTCAAATTTGCATCGGAATCGTTGTAATGGCTAATTGCCCCATGAGGTGCGCCAGTAAAGGTTGTAATTGGGACAAAGGCTTCTCCATCAGCACCAAGAGGCATTGGTGCGGGAAAAGAGTTCAATTGATACGATTTACTGTTTGTTGCCAACAGCCCTCCATGACCTATGGCTTGAATTGGTTGATAGGGATAAACCGATCTGTTTGAAATCCAAACCGCAAACTCTCGCCCTGTTGCACCTGGAACGGTGCTATGAATCACAATTGAGAGTCCTGATTCTCCGTTTCGAGATACCACTTCCGAACCAATGAAAGAACGGACATAACCCATGTGGCCTCCCGTATTCCTTGAGGAACCCTCCAAAGGAGTATCATAAGCACTTGACCCTGAATCATTCTTTGCTTGGGGGTGGCCTCCCATGTTTATTTGCCGAATCAATTCATTAACACATTCGGAAAAACCGTTTGATTTCAAAGCAATGTTGCGTAGCGAATAGATGTTTGGAATGACGTATTTCAAATCATCTCCATCTGCGTTGATTCCTTTTAATCCTGTGAAATTTTGATGGCAAATAACTGGTTCACGTAATTCTCGGTTATTATTTGAGCCATACTCATTGAAAATATCCCATTCCAGCCCTCCAAAACCAATATGATCGGGGATTATCAAAAAATCCTTTAAGCCACTTAAATTAAACGTGTGAGAACTATTAACTCCTAAAAGGGCATCAATTTGCGCCTTGAACAAATCAGCCATACCTGCCGAACTTGATGAATAATCCAATTTTATTGATTGGGTATGACCTGTAATATCATTTACGATCACGCCACCCAAAGTCACGGTTGCCCCCAAAAAAACTTTACTTGTAGCCGTTGGTGCTACTGCTGTTAAATTAAGGGCTTCATCACGTTGAGGATAACGTAGGAATGATTCATCAACATAGATTCGATTTGTTGCGTTGTCTATTTTGTGAACCCTCATCATGTGATAAGTGCAATATCCGAGATCTTCTTTTCCAGTCGGCGCAACAAACCCCTCTCCAACAGTGATGTAAAATTTCTTCCCCAAAACGCCAGTTGATGGGTTAATTTCTGGACCATTGCTGTTTTGAAGCGTGTCATTAAAAAATGGTTCTGTATCATCAACTTGAATGTAAGAATTAGCAGTTCCGAGAGTTAGGGCATGACCTGTAATCACCGCTTGTATTGAAGGCATTTGTGCTTTTAATCCAAAAGAAAGGTTGTTTGCGGTGGCTTCAAAAGCAATTGAGTTGTCAAATTCAATTGCCGCTTTGGAGTCTTGCATCCCCCAATCAATAGAATGTCTTGCTTCATAATCTCTCATTTGAACACGATTTTTAGCCGTCATTGTGCAATCAAGAGTAAGTAAAACCTCGTTCCCAATAGGGTGTATTGAATCGTCTATTCCGTTTGTTTCTTTATAGATGCCATCAACGTCATAGAACATTGAAGGGAATAAAGGCAATTCAACCAAAGCACGTGTTGAGGCGTAGTCTGTTGATGTTTGCCTATCATTTCTAACCGATACATTCCCTGAACTAACCAACCGATCTTTCCATCCTTCTAAAAATCGGTGTTCAACCCATTCTGGTTTTTGATCAGCCCCCCCTTGACCAACGCCGCCTAAAGTCAAAGAAACAGTTGGTGTCCCAACATCGCCAATCTCCTTGATTGGAATGCTTTCACCAAGATTGAGGTTTCGAGATGTTTCTTTATCGGTTATATCCATCAATTTTGAACGGCCACGTATTTCAAGACTTGCATTGCCGTTTTTTATTGTCGTGTTGAACTCTTCGGCACGACCTCGAAGTAAAGCAATTTCAATTGAAACTAAAGACGGATTTCTTGATTCGCTTTCTGTCAAAAAATCATCAAAAACAGCATATCTGTTTTTATTTGCAGGTGAAACCAATAGCAAATGTTGATTTTGTTTCACCATGTTGTCAATAACATTGAAAACTTGAAGCGTGGATCGTGTCAATTGCGAAGGAGTATTTGTGACCCCATCATAACTTGATAAATCGCTTCCAACATTTGATTTGACGGTCATGACATGGTGACTGGGGTTTGCTGTTTCATCGGGGGTGTTTGGGTTCAATACTGCTTTTGGATAGCCATACCCCAACAGACTATCCTTTCTTGTCAATAGGCAATCGGAGATGTCAATAAAAGGAGAGGGAAAAGAACCTCCAAAGCCGTGTGTTTTGAGAAGGTGGGATTTAATCGGTCTTTTGAACTCTTTTGAAGGCAATGAAATAATGCCTCCTGGCGCAGTTATTGAAAGTTGAACATCGGAACTGGTTCCAGGTGGTGATGAATAAGGTTTGAGAAGAATGTCGGACAAACTACGAAAAACACCTGTTGATACTTCATATAGGGTCGTTGATGCGGGAATCATTTTTTCAACGATTAAATAGCCCTTATGCTCTCCTTCAACGTGATAAGGTCGTTGATTAACATTGACTTGAGTTGGTGTTAAAGAAACGCCAGCAACAACCTGCCCCGTTAAATCAATGGCGTTGTAATGAACCAAAATCCGACTTGGACCACCTGCACTTGTCAAAATTGAAGGAGATTCAATCGAAGCAATAAATGACTCTTTAGTGGGGGTCAAATGCTTGATATATCCATCATTTGTGGGCTTATCATCCACCAAAACTGCCTCATGATCGGTGTCTAAACCTTTGATCATGAAGGGCTTTACATCATCAACCGCAATTGCTATGATTTCATCATACACTGATGAAGAAAGAGTTGCAGCAACATTTGAATTGTAAGAGCCAATCCCTGCTTGAATCACCATTCTATTGAATGGGTTTCCGCCTGAATCTGTTGAATACGATGTTTTGCTTTTGTTTGAAATTGATGTTGCTTCTCCCAAAAAGACCTTTTCAGTGATATTTACAGAATCGTTTTGCTTCAAAATGGATTGTAGCGACACTTGATCTGTTTTGTAAATAAACTCATCAACAACTCCTTGAATTGTTTGCTTTACAACTTGCTCATCTGGTGTCGGCATTTGATGTAGGAAAAACTCACCCTCCACTTTATTGTAAGAAGTCATGCCTGACATTCCCGCCAAACCTTCATCGTTTGATTCGTTTAAATCAGCCATCAAATCACCGTATATTTGTCAATAAAATAACCTTGAACTTGTTGTCTTTCAGCATCCGACAACGCCTTATCATACAGAATTATTTCTGCAAATTCGGTGTTTTGGGGTGCTTTATTGTTTGCCGTTCCTGTTTTAGCGGCAGGGTCGGTGGTTAAAGCCCTGCCGAATAGACCGAAAAGGCGGTCATCGAAACGGAATGGGGTCACTACTTTTCCTACAAAGGTTGATGCAGCAAAACCATGTTCATGAATAATTGCATTTGTAGTTGCGTGATTGAAAGTTAAGGAGAACAAACCAGCAAGGAAAAAGCCATTTGAAGTTGCCCCACTTGGGGTCACGGTTGTTTGATTTGTTGTTGCGCCGTTGTTTGTTAAATTGTAATTAGAAGCAGTTGTTCCTTGACCAAAGAATGTTTTTGACGTTGATGCGTTTTCCCCTATGAAATCATAGGCCGTAAGAGGGGAATATGTAGGCTGATAAGCCATGAAAAACACTGTAAATCCGCCAGTCCCTAAATTATGCGTTATCTCTTTCGATTCCCCGTCATTTGTTCCAATGTTCACCAATGCGCCATCACTTGAAGTAATTTTCAAAGAAGGATAAGAATTGAAGTTGGGGCTTTGGGCTTGATATGCCCATGTTCCCACAGCATAAACGCCAAAGTCGTTGCCGCTTTTGTCTGGAAGGTGAGTCACGGTTGCGCCATCGGATAATCCCGTCAAACCATTGACTGGCAACCAAAGAAGCATATTGCTCTTTAGAGGGGGGTCTGGCTCATCAACTTCGCTCGTTGATGGCGCAGTTCCAATTGTTGAAGGGATTCGGCTTTGTGTTGAAACAAAGTATGCGGTGTTGTTGTTTCCACTACGATCTGTAAATCGTTGCGATTGAGTAAAAGCCGCCCTTGTAAAAGCGTCTTTTTGGCGGGTCACTTGATTCGCAACGGCAGCAGATGTATTTTTGTTCCCTCCATCCAAGACCAAATCTGCATTTCCTAAAACCAACCAAATTGGCGTTCCATCGGCATGATCAAACAAGAATCCTTGACCCTTTGGGTGATTCTCAATGGTTGCTGCGGTTGTTGCATCATTGGCGAGATGAACAGATTGACAAATGACTCTATTATTGGCGAAGTCAAGTGAAATAATACGGATTCTTTCTATTGGGTTGTTCATGGGGTCTAAATCATCGGTTGTTGAAAGGAATATATCTGTCCCACTTGTGATGTTTCGAGTTCGGCCACTTGCTGTTTTCGCCACACCTGTTATTGGGTGTGTTCCTGATTGATTGATAACAGCATTCAAAGAAGAATGCTTGATACGATCCGATTCGAGATAATCCAAAGAACCTATATTTGTCCCATAAGTGTAAGCATTGAGATTCAATGTTGATGAAAACCACGTTTGAGAACTTATGTCCTTCAAAGGCAAACCAGTAGCCAACGATGCTAATTTTTCTAAAGCCGAATAGGTGTCATTGTTTCCGTCTTGCATATCATAAATACGAAAATACCCTAAGTCATTGATATTTTGAAAATCATAGCCCAAGCACACCAAAGGCGTATCGAACACATTTGATTTTCTCAAAACACCATCTCGACCCTGCGTGGGAGATGATTCGTTTTTGTTGTTGAAAAAGTGAAGCGAAGGAAAATCTATTTCGTCTTCAAAGTCCCAAAGACCAATTGTTTGATCGTTCACTGTCAAAGGTTGCAGCAAAGGAGGGTTCATTCCTTTTTCAATACTGATACTTTCAATAATTCCCCTATATTCCCCCCCTCTCCCTCCAATGAAAAGGTCCGATGAAACATTGTCTAAAATCCGTTGTTCAATGAGATTCAAGGAAGCAACCAAATTTGTGTTCACATAAAGGCGCAATTCATCACCTGTAAATTGAGCAGTAATGAGCATCAATGGTTGCGCCCCTTCGGATATGTCGTCTGGGAGGTGTTCTCCGCCCCCGTATGACCCAGAATGGGCTTCATTCAAGGTATTCACGTTAAAGGGGGAAGTGATCGTAAAAACACGGCCAATGCAATGTATTGAGAATTGGATTGGTGCTGCTTTGAAAGGATGCCCTACTTTCAATTCAAAACAACCTGGTTTGATTACGACTGTTCCGCCATAATTTGGGACAACATAGGCATTGATAGTGAATGCACTAAGGATTGAATTAAGTGGGTTTGATTCAATAGGCCGATGTATTCTCCCAATCTTTGTAGCATGGCTCTTTACGGTTGTAGCACTTCCAGAATATGTTGGGTGCAAGAGATTTAGTCCTGATTCCTTGAATTGACCCGTAGGAACCACTATTCCATCGGTAAAGCCATTGAAACGAATGGCGTTGCTTTTGATTCTGTGTAGCCCCATTTCACAACCCCACCAACTGTTCGACTGGCGCAAGTTGTAGTTGATATTCCCATACCGAAGCCCCCGCTTCATAACCTGGATCAAAAGACTGAACTACAACAGGAATCGCAACTCCTTGCCGCAAAAATGGATTAGGTCGAACTGGTTTGTTGTTGATAATATCCACTGGGTCATACTGTTCAGTATTTGATTCAGCCGAATGATCGGTTCCAGGTCCAGCAGGTATCAAAAATTGCCTCAACTCTTTATTCCCTGATGTTGAAGCAATAAGCGTTTCATAGGGGATTCTCACACCAATGATGTATTTTTTTACAGACTTTGCTTGGTCTATTCTCAAAAATTGGGATGAATCAAAAGAAGCGATAGAATCTGGTAAATCAATTAACGAACCTGTCAAAACCTGTGGGCTAATCAAAGCACCACCAGCACTTGGGTTTGTAATTGAGTTGATGAGATCTTGTAATTTATCCCCTTTTGTCATTTTAACTCCCGTCACGCCACCAGACATATTGCTTACAAAGAATTGCGAATCCCATGATGTTTTGTTGCCGTCTTTCGTCATTTGCACTACTGTTGATGTGTTGCCACCAGAACCAGTTGCTACATTGGAAACTGTGATGTGTTCATTTGAATAAGTTCCCGTTGAACCCGTTTGATTTTGATATGATACAGCCGCAGCCTGTCCCGCTTTTGTTGAAACAGCCACTTCTGTTGTTAAAGCCACCGTTGCAGTATCAACTTTGATGTTTGCAGCGTTTAACGCATTTACAATTGCTGTTGAAAGTGTTGAGGTATTGGTGGTTGATGAATAATCAACATAAACAATGCTTTGGGTTGCTACAACACTTGACAAAGCACCATTATTCAAAATGATTTCAACAGATTCACCGAGATCGGCATCAATTTGCCCCTTTGTTTGAAACTTAATTGTAGCACCATGCAATTTTGGTTTTATTGTAGTCCAATTAACCCCGTATGAATTAAACCATGAAGTCGCCCCTGCGCTTCCAAAAGAAAGAGATAAGTCCATTGACATTTCAGCAGAAGAACTTCCTGTGGCTTGTTCATCATCTGTAATGATCCCATCTATAACAATCGCAACTGAGGGTTGGTTCAAATCCAATGCGGCACGTGTAGCCAAAAGAGGGATTTGATGAACCAAAACGTTTCTTTGAATTGAAATCCCAATGTTTGTTGCTTCGAGTTCAATAATTGTGCTATCTCTTTTGATAAGTTGAATCATTGGCATCTCAAATCACCCCTCTTGTAAAGTTCCCGCCTCTTGAACGGTTTCTCATAATTTTACTCACTTCATCGCTAACGGCCTTTGCGATCTCCTTAGCGTTTCCTCCGCCACTTACATTGATGGTGATATTATTTGTGCTTGATGAACCGCCGCCTACATCTCCCTTGATTGATACAGGGATTGTTCGACCATCTGGAAGTGGAACAACTGCCTCCGTTCCGTGTAGCGTGACTGGATAACCGCTTTTCGGACCACTTGCTACTCCCCCATCATTGAATCCCAAGAAATCGGCAGCACCGCCGATCATATCTCCGCCCCATTCAAGAGCCTCCGAGATTCCATCTAAAATCCATTCAATTGCCTCGATAATTGGGTCTAAAATTGTCATGATGGCATCCATAGCAACACTGAAATAAGGCGATAGCCAATCAATAAGAGCCATAATAGACTTCATTACCACTGAGAGAATGCCTGTGATGATGCGAACAATAGGCTCAAGGAATGAAAATACGGCAGAAACAAAACGAATCAAAGGTGGGGCTAATTTTGCCCATACCTGAATAAAAATTGATATTACGCTCGCAAATAAAACTGCGATTACCCCTCCAATCACAGCAATGTATTCAATAGCAAGGACAGCAAAATCAATGATGCCGCTATCAAAAAGAAAATCAACCATTGCATCAATTGTGTTTTCAATACCTTTGATTAAATCATCCATTGTAAGCCCAGTGCTTTTGAAGGCGTTCATTATGATCCCTAAAGCCATGCCAACAAGACCAAAAAAAGTCCCGAAAGCATCAACAATTCTTTGAAGCATACCCGCTTCATCCATGCGGGTGACAATATCTCCGATCCCCGTCAATACTGCCGCAATGAATGTGAAGTATAGAACTATGATGTTTGAAAGGAAAACAAAAATGCCTTCTAAAAACGGTATAAATGCCCCTGCCGACGCTTCAAAGTCAATACCCCCTACTGCATCAATAACTGCCCCTATTGCATCCATAAAAGCATCAATAACGCCCTTTCCCGCTTCAATTACAGAACCGAATGCAGCGAAGGCCGACTCACCCCCTCCAAACGATTTTGTGAGGATAAAAATTGCCGCCCCAACCAATGCAAAAGCACCCAGAACAAAAATCATAATTGTGTTTATTGAAGTGAAAGCCTTCAAAACACCTGAGACTGGTTTTAGCAATAGGTCGGTTGCTTTACCCAATTTTTCAGTGACCTCTCCAACTTCCTCGAACACGTCTGTTATCGTTTCAGCCGTGTTTTTCAAATCCACATATTTTCGATAAAACGGACCCAGTGTTTTGTTAATCAATTTATATTTGACGTTGAGAATGTTTAGTGATTTACCTTGCTCTTTAGCAAGTGTATTCATTTTGGATTGTGCCGATAAGAATTTATTCATCTCGTCGCTCATTTTATCCCTCCATCACTTTTTGGTTATGCCTCTCGAAGAAATCATCCATTCCTTCACCATCGCTCGTTGTGCGTATGGGTTGCCCCTTATTGCCTCTTCCATGCTTCATTTGCCTTTCAGCCTGTTTCTTCATGCGTTCAATCATCTCCGCCTTCTTGTCGTTAGCGGCTCTAACGATCATATAATCAAGCATTACACGGTCTGGGGGTTGTTCATCCCAAAAATGAGGGGGGCATCCAAAATGTGTTCCAAGACTGAATGTGATGGCTTGATAAGAAAGAATTGTTGCCTGTTGAGCATTTAGTGTGGGGCGTTCCTCTTCGGATAAATCCTCATCAAGAAACCCTACTAAATCCTCATAGGTTAATCCAAAGGGCTTACACCACCCGCAAACTGCCCGATGATGTCATTTAAATCGGGGAGAACGGTCTTGACAATTGCGCCAACTTCTGGTGTGAGATTTAAAAGATCGGCTTTTGAAAGTGCAGGTTCGGTTTTTTGGATGCAAGTTGAAAATACATACTTCCAATAGCCGCCCAAATCAATAGTTGGTGCAACTTCACCATCAGCATTCGTGGCGAATGAAACAAATTGCGACATTGCTTCTTGTTGCGCCACCCATGAAAGGGGTTTGACAAAAACAACCAAAGTTCCGACAGGGGTTTCAAGTTCGTGTCGAATCGGCGTGTTGCTCAAAACAAAAGGATTATTCTTCTGCATAATCCTCAACCACTTCTTCTTCTTCTTCAACTTCTTCTGGAGAATCATGTTCAAGCAAACGTGCAATCAATTCATCCTTCTTTCCAGATACGGTCAAATCTCGATTTGTTAATTCAACTCGGAGTTCAGTGACGGTCATTGCATCCCATCGGTTTGTTTCAACTTCTTTGAGGGGGGCAGGTTCGCCCCGAACTGATACTGCAAGGTCGGGAATTGATGTGTGAACTTTCACATCATCAGCCGATAAACCAGGTCCCGCTTTTACAGAAACCCCGTCAATTCGCCAGTCCAAACTTACTCTTTTTCCATCAACATTTACTGTCCCTGTCAATCGCATTATATTCACCGTTGCATTCTTTTGTCTTAAAGCCTCATCATCAAAGCGTGAAATAAGGCGAGTTCTCCGAAACTTTGAGGTGTCGAACTGCCAGTTCCACTTGAACAATTACCGCCCCTTTGTCTTCTGGGACTTGATGATCGGCTTTAACAATCGTATAATCCTCAATGGTAATTGTAGCATTTTCACGTGTGCTATTGCTTCCACGCTTTTTCATGCTCAATGTAATGTCATTTGTGTTTTGATGATGCTTCCGTGTGCGAATCTGTTCCCACAGTTGGTCATCCTCAATCATTGCGCTAAAAGAAAAGGTGTATTCTCGTTGCGCTTCTGTAATGTCAAGAGGCATTTGAACAGCACCAAGTTGGACTTGATCTGTATCAACAGTATTGCCCTCATAGCCTCGAATAAAATGTCGTGCTTGATTCCCATTAGCGATGCTAAACTCAACCTGTGTTGCTCTCAATACAGGTCGCCCAAATACTTCAAAACTCAAGTCTTGGAACAGATATGGCTTTTCACCATTGACAGCAATACCTGATGCTTTCCTGTTAATTGCTGAATTTGCAGTATTCTCAAACATTCGGTGAGGGGTGAAAACATTTGCCGTGTCGGTATAATGTCGGCCACCCTCATAATCAACCTGCAATTTGACTTCGCCCTCAGTATTTGCACTAAATCCGATTTGTTGCACTTTGCATCCATTGTAAAGACGTAGCAGTTGGTTAGAACCAGGTGTTGCGTTATCCCTGCGGAACGATTGCTCAATCATGAAAGTTGGAAGCGAGGTATCTCCAAAGAGGGTGTGTTCAACGCCAAATTGGAGTTCTTTTGTTGTTCCATCAATGTTTGGACTCCCTCTTGAATCTGTTGCGGTGTATTGGAGTCTTTCAACGCCAGCCGATCCAACGGCGTGAGCGAAAAAGAAAGGTTCTTCAATATACACAAATGCACCACTTACTGCAATTACACGGCGAATCTCATTCTTGAATACAGTCGGCAACGTGTCGTCTTGGCCTGGAATTGTATGCGTGTCTTTGTCAATAATTTGGATATAATCACCTGCGGCAAACTTTCCAGCGATTGTTGCGCCGAGATTTACTCGCACATCTCTTCGAGCGATTGCAGCAGCGAGAGGTGCAAGGAGATAAACGGTATTCCCTGCTACTACTGCTCTTGCTAATGCGCCAGTATCAATATCTGCCGCCCCTGTTAAATTTAGTAAGGTAATCCCCGTATATGACCCAAACAAAACATCGCCTGTGCTGCTTAGGGTTTTGAATATCCCTCCATTTGCAGCATCAACCGATACGTGGGTATCGGATGGAATGTCGGTGAGAAGTGTAATCACACTTGCTGCATCTGTTGAAGTGTTGGTCTTTGCCCCAACAAGAACATGATCTCCCGAAACCAAATTGCTTGTTCCTGTCAAAGTGCTTGCAGAAACAGCACTAAGGGAATCCGTATCGCCTGTCCCGTATTGCTGTGCTTGATACACTTTAGTTGCGGCAGCGATGTTAAGCGGTTGTTCTCCGCCTGTAATGCCGCCTGAGCCATCGGAAAGCGTGACAAATTCGCCCTTGCTCTTTGCTACGTGTCCTCCAAGAGCGTATTTCATCCACCTAAAGGTGTGAGCGTTAAGGGCAAATGAACCGCCAGCAAGGGTTTCTTTACCACTTGTAAGGACATTTACATCTCGACCCATGCCGATGATGTGTTGTTTGCGAACATCAATCTCAGGCTCAGGGAGGGAGAAGTTGTCAAGAAGTCCAAAGAATTGATCGGTCTTGACCTGTTGCGCTGCATCAGTCATAGCCGATTCAAAAGTTGGAGATCGTAGTGAATCAAGAATAAGCAAATCGGATGCGGCGGCATTAGTCGCTGTGGCCGTCACTAATGCGGGTTGAACGGTGATTGTTCCAGCCGTAGTATTGTTGGCAATCACATAATAAGTGCGCTTTGTTGAAGCATGGTCATCCGATGTAAAGGCACTTCCACCTGTAATCCTCAAAATACAACCAACAAGGGCGTTATCTGGGATTTCAACATCAGTTCCACTTCCTGTATGCCAATAATTTGCCGTTCCAATGGTGATAAGGCTTGTATTGCCCGATTTAGAAGTGTGAGTCCAGCCCGTTGCTGCCCCATCACCAGTCGCCATCAATCCTGTTTCTTTACCCCACGATACTTCGGCAATGTCGCCCTTGTAAATTGTTCCAACCATTTTTAATTCCTCATATTATTGTTTCTAAAGCATCGGCAAATGTAATCACTTCGGCTTGCATTGTGTATCTAAAGAACCTCTTGCTACGGTCCGACAAATCGGTTCTCGTCTTGAAGATAACCCTATCAAAGTCGTTATTGTTGCCCTTTCTGTGTTTATGAATGATGCGCCGAACCTCGTCACGGAGGGCGGCAAGTCGCTCTCGACTCTTGACAGTGCGTATGTCAATGGTGAGATTGACGTTGATATTCACAAAATCAAATAGCAGTTCTGGTTGCGCTTCATTATGAGCCGTTTCAAAAATACGGATTACATCATGGTCTTGAAGTCGCCCTCTTTTACCCTCTCCACGATCCAATACCGTAATGTCCTCAATAGAAGGTTTTGGCGATACATTCCAGTTGGAATCCAACAAATCACGTATGGCGAGTAAAGCATCCTTAGCCATCACATCAACCCCAATGTTCTTTTCAAGTCTTCATCCACTTTCCTCTTGTAAGGGCTTGATTTTGACAATATATCCACATTTTGGTCAATATCCTCATCATCCATTTCGATGCCATCAGCCTCAGCCATTTTGACCTCACGATCTTTAACCTGTTCTCGATATTTGGGTTCACCTTTGATAGCAGCCTCAGTTGAACGGGCTATATTTTTGAAAGAATTGGAAAGTTCTTTCATATACATTTGCATGAATATAAACAGCATTTAACCACCCATACCTGCAACAATAATTGTTTCTTGATAAGGAATTAACATTCGTTTGACCTCTTCATCCAACTTTTGCACTTTTGCATTGAGATCAATGTTGCTTGTTCCTTCTGGGAAAAGAACGGTATAATCATCGGTGAGGTATATATCCATGCAAACCATTTTGATGCACACTTCTTTGATTACCTTATCCAAATATCGCTCGCCAAAAATATAAGACACTTTGATTGAATGGTTTTCATAGAATGGATATTGATTGTTGAACATGATTGCCCCGTTATCCTCCATAGCCCACCAATCCTTTTGACGGGCTTCATCTATGATGTCGGTTTTGAATCGAAGTTGTTTGATTACAATATCAGTTGCTAAATTTGTAGTGAAATCAGTCACCAGTTGTTCTTGAACCGTGAATACATTCCCTACACGGCTACATCTGGCAACGTATGTTGTCCCACCAGTGGTATAAAACACCAGTCCTTCCCGTTCACCAAAGGTGCTTGCATCGGCTACGGTGAAATTTGAACCTGCAACATTGGTTATAGCACTTTGAGGGTCATGGACCAATGAGAACTCGAAAGCATCAGGGTCATTTGTAGCGATGGTTGAATCCTCACCTTCTTCTGTTGAACGCATGGATGAGATCGTGACGAACCCATCTCCTTCATCGCTGTTGGCGGTTGCTAAATACTCATTATCAACATTGAGTTGTTTGCTATTTTCTTGTAGCGTTCCTATCGCAATATCGCCACGCCCTGTGGCTGTGTCTTTGTTAATGAGGTTAGCAATGTTTTGTGCGGTTGTTTTATGCCCAAAATCCCCATCCCACGTGGTTGAAGTCTTTCCACGTTGCAGCGTAGCCGTGTGAGCCACACCAGGACATAGAAACAACTTATTTGAAGCGGCTATTGAATTTGGTTTGACTTCAAACTTAGCAATTGACGACCCCAATTCACGGTATTTATCGCCTTGCCAAACGCTCAAACGAAGGATGCGTTGAATCGCCCTGTGGCGAAGATAAACTGCGCCCACATAATCAGTGTAGTATCTCCTTCGATATGGCTTGAATGTTGTAAAGTTGTAATACTGATCAGCCGCTATGTGTGGCCTCCAATTTTGACGACAAACAGTATCTATGTAATCCTGTTTTTCACGGATAAGCGTTTCAACTTGAGATTTGGTTAAACCTCGCTCTTTGCTATTGGTGATTGCCGAATTGATTTGTATTTGTGCGCTATTGGCGGTGGTGAATGCTTCGCTGGCTATTTGCTCAACAACAACATTGACATTGCCACTACTGCCGCTTTCAACGCTCAATACAGTGTAAGTGTCGCCAAGCGCATTTGCATCATCATAAACAGTAATTGAGGTGTCCTTCTCAATTTTCCAACGCCTGTAATTTGCACCAGTTATCGGCAATTTCAAATTGTCGCCATCAACGATGCTATCGGCGGATAATGCAATTGGATCGGGAAGTGGTAATTGAAGAAAATTTGCTATGTCATCAACGCTGCAATAAACCAACTCTTCAGGAAACAATGGCGAACTTGGCCTATGTCCTGGATTGTAAATTTCTGGCAACGATTATCCCCCCTTAATCATGGAGGGTAATTGGGGGCTTGCCGCCCTTTCCTCGCTTCATGTGTTTGATTGCGTTTCTTCGAGTTGGGCATGACGACAAAGGAACATCTGGGCTTGGGCAAGCCATAGGGTCCCCATGACATACTGGGCAATCGCCAAACTTCATCAATTCCCATGATGCCTCAAAAATAGATTTTCTCATAGATGCTTCATCAGGGTCGTATTCAGGCGATTTTCCGCCGTCATAAGGTGGCCTTTTTTGAGGTTTAGGATTGTCATAAGGAGATGGAGGTTTTTCTTTTGGCTTATACTCAGGGTGAGGGTTAGATCCATCACGGTATGGTTCGCTTTTTTTATCATCTGGTCGTTTTTTGGGGTCGGGGGTGTAAGGATTGCTCATTGATGGTGTCCTCCTAAGTTGTAATACATCGCTTCTCCACATACGGCACATTCAGGAGTCCAACAGAAGTGAAGCATCCCACACGCAATACAGCGTGTTCCTGAGCCAATGTTTTGAATATCCTGTGCTTGTTGTTTTGTGACCTTAACAAACGTAGTCCCTGCACGATCCATGTTCTCTTTGCTGAATGGTGAATCATCCTCAGCAATTGATCCTTGAGTTGTGGCTATCTCAAACATTCGAGAGTTCCTTCGCTTCTTAATCTCAAGCGAAGTATCGAGGTCCATTTCGCCTACTTCAAGTCTTGGCATGGGGTATTTCCCCCTCATGCACGTGCGCCAGTAATCGTGACACGAAGGATAATGCCTGTTCCAGCCGTAATATCTCCTGAAAGGTTGAGTCCTGTTGCTTCAACAAGTGCGACATTTGCACCGCCACCATCAGCAGGATCGGTTTGGGCATAAGCCTTGATTTTGCTATTTGCACGATCATACTCAAACACATATCCTCCTGTGTTTTCAATTTGAATCAATTCTGCGTTTCCGACCCAATCTGTTGCTGCGAATGCAATTCCGCCAGCATCCCATGTAGTGTCATCTGTTGCGACTTTAAGCGAAACCGTCAAGCGGTTTCCTGTCACATTTGTTCTGCCTATTTGTTCTGTTTCAACGGCCATGTTTATTCCTCAGTGTGTCTTTGTTTATATCCCTTTTCATAAAAAATGCCTATTCAGTAAGGATAATGATTCTAACAACGGATGGAGGGGCTAATACACCTGGATGGGCGCAAGCCAAATTTATTCTAACTTGACCACAAACAAGACCATTCCAAGCAGCAGGTTCAGTGATTGCACCAGCCCCCGATTCGGAGGCAGATGTGGTCGAAACTGAAAAATGAAGTGAGTTCTGTGCATTGGCCGTTCCTTGATTTGATCCTTGCGTGACTTCGTGCATAGAAACCATATTTGCCCCAGAACCAGTAAAGTTCAATTTACTGATTTTATCAAAATAGGGGAGTTCAGCACCGCTACCGTCTTCAATATCCATGAACCATTCCATCTCACCAAGATTAGAAGACGATCCAAGAGTAGTCGCATCCGTAGCATCAACAATAACTTTTGACACCTTTCCATTTATTTTAACCTGAACAGAAGGAGTTCCGCCGTCAATTACAACAACATGACGATTTACACGGCAACGGCTGAGGTAGTTCTCGCCATCGGTGAAGGTTTGTCTGTTATTTGTCATGACACACACCTATTTATACTGATAAAAGTTCAATCAATTCAGCCTTCTTAGAGGTGTTTTTAACAGCGATTCCACGTTCTTTGCATAGAGCCATCAATTTTGCTCTTGTCATAGATGAATAATCAATAGTTTCCTCAGTTGCCTCTTCGACCTGTTCTTCAACGATCTCTTCAACCGTAGGCTCAATTGTAGCCTTCATTGCTTCTGTCTTTTCATCTGGAGCATCGTCAATGATTTTCCACATTGTTGCACCATTAGCGATGCCTGGTTTGATCATCTCATCAACAAACTGTGTTGGGAGTTCTCGAATCATTCCACGTGAAAATCCAGTTCTAACGCCATTCAATGCAAATTCGGTATATGCACGTGCGCCCACATATTGGACTTTAATTCCCATGAGGAACACCTCAACGGTAAAGGAAAGTCACTCGGTATTTATCTGCGGCAAGACTGTTTGCATCAGCAGCGAACTTGATGAGGGTTGATGTGTGATCGCCCTCAGCCATTCGACCTGCGGCAGTTGTAAAGTTGTAGTGTCCCAGAACGCCAATCAATTCAGTTCCAGCAACACAGTTGGTTGCGAGAGCCAAGTCGTAAGTCGTAGCGGTGTTTGCGCTTGTTGCAGTAAGTTCAACAATCGCCAGATGAACAGTTCCATTTGCCGCATTTGAACCAATTGGGCTTTGTAGCCAATCAGTATCGCCAGCGTCAATCAGTGTTCCAGCGTTGTTCACTTTGGTTAATCCTCCGACTCCACTCCAAAGAGGGGTGTTCAAGATTACAGTTCCATTTCCAGTTATGTTTGCGTTTGCCATGTTATCATCTCCATTGTTTGTTTTTTGAATATCAGGCGGATAGGTCACGGATCTTGCCGTGTGCGCCATAAAAGAGTTGCCAAAGTTCACCCATTGTGTGGAAGAGTCCGACTTGACCAAGACGGTTGATACCGAATGGATCGCCAGTCTCGATTCCGCTTTCGTGGTAAAGAGTTGGTTTTGCTGTGCAGAAATACATATAGTCTGTATCAAGCATATAGATGCGAGATAGGCCACCAGTTGGTGCATGAACGTCTTTTGCAGGGATGATAGGAACGCCGTTGTAGGTTGCGACTACAAAGCCACCTTCCATACCAGGGATTCCTTGAACACCGTTCACGGAGGGGGTGACTCTCTTCATCTCAGTAAATCGTTGCTGAGGCTGCAAGAGTTGTTGAATTTTCTCGATGGTATCATACCCTGTGAGCATGACCTTTGGCTGACCTCCACGTTCCCAGACACTTCGGAACATTCCATCAAGAATGTTCAAGGTCAAAGGTCGTTCAGCACCAGCAGTTCCCATATCCACGTTTGCATCGAACCAGTCGTTTGCGCCAGTGGAGTTGCGAGTAATTGAATACATATTGTGGTCTGTCAAAGCCGAAATATCGCCAAAGGAAGCAGGTTCACTGAAAGACGATGATGTAGCACGATCAATGGATTCAAAGTTGTTTCCAGCGACAGTATCAACATCTCGAAGAAGCATCTTGTTGATTGATTCAGCGTGGGATTTTGACATCTCCATCTTGATAACTGCTCTTGCATCGCCCAGTCCATCATCCTTGTCTGCAAGGAACATGGCGGTTTCGCTGAGGTCAAACTTGGAAGCCACAGTCTTTGGCTTGGTGCTGACTTCTGCAAATGTTGGCTTGGTGGAATCAGGTAGCGCACCGTTCTCAGGAAGACCTACTGCATCAGTTGGCTTTCCAGTCACGACACGCCATCCAGACTTCTCCCAGGGTTTCTTAGGAAGAATTGAGAATGCGTTGAACTCTTGGTTCAATTGCGACCAGACTTTGCGGCCAAATATCGCTTGGTAAGTTCCAGCAGTTGAGGACATCAACGGTGAATCAGCCTTGAGTAAGTCTGTTCCGCTATATGCCCATGCGTTTGTTCCAGCACCCGCACCGTAGTAAAGGCGTTCCATGTCTTCGATTGTTCGGATATATCCTTGCGTCATCTTTTTCATCTCCATTTATTTTTTGATTTTCACTCGCCTCGCAAAGCACGTTGAGCGAGCATTTCTGCTGCTCGCCAGCCATCAAGGTCTGTTCCCATTGCATTGAACTCATCATGAGTCGGCACACGGATGGAAGTTGTAGGTTGGGTTGGTGAAACATCGCTCTTTTGTAGCGATGCGTTCTCGGACTTGAGCATTGCGATCTCTTCACGGAGGGAGTTGAGTTGAACTCCAACATCGTTTGCCTTTCGCATCTCAATAGCCTGAGTTGTTTCAGCGTTGTATCGCTCTTGCCATTCTTTCTCAACAAGACCCTTTACTGCTTCTTCATCACGGAGAGCAGCGTAGGTTCGATAGCCCTTTTCCAATGTTTCAGGAGTCAAGGACTTGATAACGTTTCCATTGCCTTTTGGTGCGTTCATTTTCATTGATGGCGCACGTGGGGCTTTGATGACATTTTGATTGCCGCTTGGGGATGGGAGAGAAGGATAGGATGGCTCGGATGCACCTTCGCCAGAACCTACTTCATCGCCTTGTCCTCGATGGGAATATCCGCCACGACCTTGTTCAAGAAGGTATGCCTTCTCTAAGCCGAAGTGACCACGAACTGCATTCAAATCAACGCCAGATTCATGAGCGAACTTTTCAAGTGTGGTGATATAGTCAAGAGCCGCTTCATCCGCATGGGATTTCTGGGTGTCTTGGTATTCATCGCTCTTTTCTTCCTTTTCTTCGGATTTTTCGCTCAGTTCTTTGAGGACTGAGTTCAGTCCAGCCTTTATTTCATTCAGGGTTTCAGTATTGCTCATATTATCATCTTCCATTTTTAGTATTGTGTAGGTTGATTCTGGGTTTATTCCTTTCTTGCATAGCGTGATTTCATGCAATTCAAGATCGGTAATCTCTCTATGGTTTCCAAGTTCTGGTGTGGTTTTACTCACACGGAATAGGGCTTGACCGCCAATCGAGAATGCTCGCAAGTCACCGTTGCGAATTTGCTTTTGCACTTCACGTGCTTTTTGAATGTCGCTGCGGATTTTGCAGACGACGAAGAGGCCGTGATCATCAACTTCGGATTTCCAAACACGGCCTTCTGCATCGGTGTGGTCGCCAACGACTTCACCAACTTGGATTCCTGAATGTGCTAACTGAACATTGCGGAATGCTTTGTTATCCATGAATTGACCGAATGCTTTCTTTAGAGCAGCAGTTGGGATTCTATCTCCCTGCTTATCGACCATATCAACAGATGCGTAGCCAGCAACAAAGAGTTCGCCTTGACTACCTGATGACTTCAACAAAAAATCCGATCCTTCCGCATTCCATGATGCGGTGTGGAGTTCGAGACTGGTCGCCATTGATTCTAACGACTTTGTGTAATCCTATATGAAGGGATATGTTCAAATCTCTTCTGCTTCCGACCTATCATCAGGTTCGGCTTCTTGCTCATCAGCCATTTCCTGTTGCGTTTTTAGGGGCATTCTTAGAGTTGCAGTTCCATTTTGAACATCTATTACTGCTTGTTCCCCTGTTGCGGAGTCTTTAACCTGCAAATGTTTCATTGGAATCTCTTCAACTTCTTCGGATTCTTTGGGATCGTAAAATGTAGTCCCGCTATCCTCTATGAGTTCTGTTGGACCTCTTGGGGCGGTAATATCGGCTTGCATCCCCGCCCATGCGCCACCATCTGGTGAAATACGATTCATTCTCGGAAACATATTTTCGATAATATCATCATCTATTGCTTCATTAACAGTCCATTTTTTCCCATCATCTGTCCTTTCAAGGCCATATTCTCCTGAAAACATCTCAAGCATTTTCTCATTGAGTCCTTTGACATTATCCAACAAGTATTCTGTTGTTTTTGCCGTATCATCCTCAGTTATTGTCTTACGTGCCTGTTGCATAGTGTGTGCTACATTATCGCCTTCTTCATTTTCACCAATGATTGATGGCGCACGTAGCAAGGTCTTTTTTACAATACTCAATTTTCGAGGTCGCTTTCTTTTCAGGGTTGAATGAAGTGGCTGATGAGTTCCACCATCACTTGAAGTGACTGTCCCACCTGCCGCAGCACCGCCTCCCCCTGCCGCAGCACCTTCTTTCAATAAATCAACTGCGACTGGACCCCATAATGGAATGTCATTTTGTGCTTTTGTGAACATGGCTTCGTTTCCTTCAAATGTTGAGATGGTGAAGCCCTTTCCATCAAATTCACCCTTTACAATTACAGGATCATAAATTGAAGGATATACCAATTTTATTTGATTGGGATAGACAATGAGTTCAGGCATTGGAGGATAGAATGCTTTAGCGATGGAATCCTTTGCGTATCTAATCCACTTTGGGTGGACTTCTTTTTCTTTCATGAATGTTGAACGTGAATCTCGAATTAACAATTCATCATCGTCAAAATTATGTATCGCTTTTCCTAAACCTTCTTGATCGGTTGATACGCAATTAGTGGGCATTGGAAAATGCACATTTTCTGTTGAATCATAAAGTGTCCTTAACGCATTGATACGATCTTCAAGGGGTTCAAGGTGCATATCTGTTCCTTTGTGAACCAACAAATCAACTACTTTGAGGGTCTTTCCATCCAAATATCCATCAAAAGTAAAATCCCCTTTTATTTCACGCAATTGCTTCTTTATTGAACTGGGCAATTTATCTGTTTTCAAATGATTACCTTTTCTTTCAATGAACATTCGCTCTCCTTGCGGCATTTTTTGAACTATCCAATCTCCTGAGAATCCACGCAACTTATCCATGTCATCTAATTTGTGAATCGTGTATGCTGGAATGATTTTGGTTGTAAAAACGCCAGTTGGTTCATAGTCCTCCGCTTTGAGAATGCTTCCTGTTGCGATAGGCGAAAGTCCTCTATGGTCTAAAGCCGATAAAGCATGAATATCTCTTTGCTTCGGCATAACATTTGACTCCAATAGTGAAGGCAATACTGCCTTTATTTTGTTTTCATGAACAGTTCTTTGCATAATGTTGAACGGTTCTTCGGCCATTCCAAAACTGATGCCCCCGCTTTGAGGATCATGTTTCCATGTAAGCGTTGCTGGCATTTCATGACCCCAAAGGTGGGTGTTTCCAGTATTGTAAGTGGGAGGGGTTGTAGCAAATGATGTAGGATGAACGGGTCCAAGTTGTTTCAATTGCATTGCTATTTTGTTTCCATTCATTGTTGGGGCTAAGGCTCGGTATTCTTCCCCCATATTCATTTTCTTCATAGCAAAATCAGCCGCACCTGCAAGTTGTTGTAGGTTTCCACGTGCGAGAGTTGCTTGTTCCATGTTTGTTGGATCGGAGGGATTAAGGATTTGAGGTCCAAGTTGTTTCATCACCCTTTGAGCCATATTGTTCATCACTTTACCCATGTGCATATCATTTGCGGCGAATAAAGCGTTGTGATTATCCCAGTATGTAGGGTTTGATGAGGGGTGTTCTTCACGGAACATACCGATTCTTGGTGAACCCATATCTGCTTGACCAGATAAAGAACGCCCTAAACGACTCATCATCATTTGGTCGGATGGGACAATCATTCGGCCTCCTTGACCTTGAACTTCACTGGGATGCAAAAAATGAAGGTTTGAAGCATGACTCCAATTCGCCCTCCGCTTCTCGAAAAAGTCGGCATCGTTGAAATTTGATGTTAAAGAGGCGTGTGATGGATTATTCTTTGCATCAGGATGGTTGGAGATGTGAGGAAAGTGGCTTCCCCCATCGGATTCATAGGTGTCAAGCATACTGTTTGAAACGCCCATTAAAGCCTCATCAAGCCAACCGCCGCCGAAAACTTTTGGGTATGTTTGACTCATTATGTCATGCAATGAATTTGAATCACGCCCCACGCCTCCCCAGGGCTGAAATATGTCCCACCAATGATGGGTATGCGATGGTTCAACGCCATTCGCCATCTCAACAAAAGGACTGACAAAGTGCAAATCAGCACTTGCTTCATCACTTTTCATAAACTCGGCGTTTGGCATCATTTGAGGAATTGGTTCTTTTGCAGGGCAAACTGGACCATGACGATCACTTGCCCTGCGCCACCATTGAAGGAGAGGAATATATCTCGCTCGAAATGAGCGTAATGCCCGACCCCATGAAATCCCCGCCTTTTCGCTCATTTTGTTTTTCAACACTTTAGCATCAGGTGAGTTCATGTCTTTTTTTGTAGCCATCTGTTGCATCAGCCCCAAAAACTGTTCTCGTTGATCCTCAGTGTTATATTCCAAACCAAACAGATAAGGCAACAAACCCAATCGCTTTTGCCATTCATTGATTTTCCCATCACGGTATTCGTCATCGGAATATGTGCTGTATCTATTCCGATCACGTGTCATCAAATCATGCAACGTTTCTTTTGGCTGACCATATCGGGCAATATCAAAATTAAGACGGCTTTCATGTTCAGCAATTGCTTTGAGATGAGGCATGGCGTGAGCCAAATGTTCAGCGTATGCAGGGTCGCCCCATGCTGCGCCATGAAGCAACGGGCAACTGTTTGATTTCATGCCGAATGGTTGATGTTCGCCAAACTGATTTTCTGGCGATGCAATAGGCCAGTCTGTTAATGGATTGTTTGAAACCTTTGTATGCCCCGCTACAAAATCAGCATGAGTAGGTATTTTCATTTGAGATACCGCCATTGGTGCGGATAAATCGGTCATTCTAAACTCAGGCAATTCAGGTGTCATGCCTCCAAGCATGGTTGCCGTGTCTTGAGGCGTTTCTTGACCGTCTGGGATTTGACCTGCATAATGCTTAAAATCAAATGCTGATGCTTTGTGAATTGAAAGGATTGCATCTGTTCGCAGCCTATCTAATTCAAGCGTCATTCGAAATCATCACCAGGCCAGCATCGGTCACAACGATTGACTGTTCCACCCCTGGCTGAATGAGTTGATGGCCTACCGCAATCGCCACATGATTTTGGTTTTTCTTCTTTAGCGAGGTGGTCTTTGACCTGTTTCAACAATCCCTCAATCTCACCGATCATTCCGAGATTGTTTCGCCCTGCGTGTTTTGTTAAAGAGGCGAGGCGTTGCTCGATAGTGTCAATGTTTGGCGGATTCTTACGTGTGCCGCCAGCATCGTTGTAGTGCATATGTAGGCTACTGCTTTTTGCAGTATATCCTTTTTGAGCATACGCAGGGATTTTAGCGGTTTCACTGATAGTGGATTTTTTAGGTCCATCGTTTGTTGCAGGGTATGTGCCGTTAGTTGTAAATCCGTGTGCATTAACAGGCATCCCGCCATCAACGTTTTGGAATTGAGGGAATAGGTTCTCAACACTTGATTCTTGACTGTATTTTTTGAGTTCTTTGGATTTAGGATAGCACGTTTCGCAAGACCCGCCTTCATCATCTTCCATGCACATTGAATTACAAGTGGTGTTTTTGACTACAATGCCCATCTCTTGAAGAATCTCGGTGGTCTTATCCATTTTAAGAGGCGCACATTCGGGGTCGTCAGCACAAGCCGAACAGCCGCCATCTTCGTCAAGAGCAATTTCGTGAAGGCCACAAACATATTTTTCACCATCAAATTGACGCTTTGATATTTTATTCTTGTTGCCTTTTGGTGTAGGCAATTCAGGTGCTTTTCTTTGACCACGATCTGATTTGTATTGCTTAGAAGTTGTTTTCTTTTCAACAATACTTTTCAATAAGTCTTGAACATCGGCCAAAAGAAGTCCTTCTGGGGTATCAGTCATTGGATTAAACCATTGTGCGCTCATGCTGTTCTCACCTGCTTTTCTGCTGCTTCCCAATCCTTGAGGACTTCATCTCTTGATTTTAAGAACAAATCACCGCTTCCTGAAAAGGGCGTATTATCCACTGGAACTTGTCGATTAAGAGGATCAAATGTTTCATCGGCGTGAGGGGTGGTGTATTTTTTCCATCCATGCTTTCTCATTAACAACTCAGGGTCACCCATTGCTTTTGCTAATGTGGTGTTTTCAGCCTCAAGTGCCTGGACTCTTTGATTAAGAACACGGACTTCGCCAATCAGTTCTTTGAGAATGTCAATTTGCTCTTGTTCATCGCTCACATTCCCACCCCCATGCCGCCTTGAGGTGGCATTCCTTGTTGCGGAGGCATATTCATTGGAGGTTGTTGTTGCATTGCTGCGGCCATTGGATCGTTAGCCCCGCCGACTGGTGCAAGTGGTTGCATTCCCGCAATTGAAGCGTGGGCTTCTCGAATCATTGAAATGTCTTGAGAGAGAGATAGGATTTTTTGGCGTAGTGCCTCCATGTTTTTTTGTAGGGCAAGCGTAGGCTCGGATTCAACATTGGTTGCACGTGCTTGCGACATAATTTGGTTCATCTCATTACATTGAGAGGCAAGTGTTTGAATGCCGTCATCAATAGCGTTAATCAAAAGTGCCGCAGGTGCGGTTGAAACAGAAGTCACAGGGTCGTTTTTGTAAAGGTCATAGATGTGCGCTGATTGGCGACGATCCACCCATCCTTCCATTTTCCACATTGTTCAAACCACCCGATGAGGCGTGTAAAATCCTGTTGCTCGGCCATGACGACTTACGCCCTGAGCAACCGCATTTTCAGTGCCGTTATAATCGGATGCCGTGTTATCAAATTGAGGGATGACTCCCATGAATACATCAGCAGGTTGATTTTTAGAAACTGATTTTTGAACTTGGTCGTGAAGTGCTAAATCGGACTTTAACATTGATAGTGCATTTTCAGCCGCCATAATCCCTGCGGAGATTGCGCTTGCATCATTTGAGGCAATTGCCTTTTGGATTCCTTCAACTGCGGCCAACGCCCTTCGAGCCATTGGGTCCATCTTCTCGATAATATCAAACATCTTCGCTCACCCTTTCGCAGTATCTCCCACTTATTGACTGTTGCCCCTTGAACCGCCCAAACCATGCCGTTTTTCTGTTTCTTTGATTTGGTGGTCAATGGCTTTTTCCTGTGGAGATTTATGTTCTCTTTTGTCCGTCTTTACAGATGCAGCCGAAGGCGCACCATCAACACGTCGAATCATACCTGGACTTTCACCGCCGCTTTGACGTGTGTTTTCGCTTTGAGTCCTCAAAGGCGGTAAATCAGTTCCAGCAGTTGTAGCGAGGGAATCAGCAAAAGGAATAGACCCCCTGCTTGAATCAAAATTGGTTCGCTTAAACATCATGTTTGGATCGGAGAGCATTTCATCTCCTTTTTGCACAGGTTGTCCTCCGCCCTGTTGTTGCTGCTGTTGTTGAGCCTGTGCCGCAGCGACTTCTTGAGGGTTTGGTTGCTTGAAATCAAAGTGAAGTATTTTGTCATCTATTCCATCACGGAGGTTTGCCTCATAACCTGCTTGCTTCATTTGCATCATGTTGCGAATAGCCATCTCATCTCTTCGCAATTGCATAATTTCATCCTCTTCCTCATGTGGATTTAGAAGAAGTTCCCATTCTTTGATTTCAAAAGCCTCAGTAATTTGAGGGAATAATACCCGATTGTAAATTGATTGTGCAAATGCTACGGCTCGGTTGCTCACCACGATCTGCATTCCTTCGTTATTAAGTCCACCACCAGACACATCATTCATGAAAACATTTGATACTCCAAAGAATGCTGCGATTCTTTGTCTTATGTCATCCTTAATTGGGATATATTGCAGTTCTTCGAGGGTGTCCATCATACGCACATACTCAAGACCTCCACGCCCAGATTCGGTTTCAACACCAATTGTTGGAATGTAAGACGGATCACGCTCAAGGTGTTCCTGAATGTTTCTGGCGGTTCGCTCAACCGTTTCCATGTTGGATGATTTGATGACCATAACGCCTCTCGGCATACGCTTCTTTTGATACGCTGAATAGACATAATTATCCATAGCGATGAGGGTATTGACCTGCCTCCACATTGTTGCGATAGGGCTTCGGCCATACAATTTACTGGGCGACCACTTACTGAGATGAATGACCTCGCCCTCAGTATATACTTGTCCTTTTCCAACACCTGCAAGGTTCATGTAATGGATCGGAACAACAGGCATCCCCGTTGCAGGGCATTTGTCCTTTGGGTCGCTGGTTCGATAAGTCCTATCAACCAATGAAGTGTATTGGCTTCCACCACGAACCCCTCTTTTATCAGCAAGCATACGCATGAAAATAGGGTCGGCACGTGTAATCTCCTTCACCCTAAAAAACATGACCTTCTTTGTATCGGGATCAACAAAGTATTCCTTTGTAAGTATCAGGTAAGCATCATCAACAACGTTCAAGTCCATTTCGACTTCTTTCATAATTTCAATGAAACTTTGCATCATTCCATTTTTGCTTTCAAGTAATGCCTCAGCGTATTCCAATTCGGATTTATCCGCTTTACGGACTTCTCCGCCGCATTTTCCACAGGATTCAACCTCTTGATGGAACTTTTCATCACATTCCCTGCATTTTACTACAAACTTTGGTTTCCACCCGTAGCCTTTTCTAAATGCTTCAACAGAAAGGTGATTGAGAATTGAGCGCAAAACTACGCATTCAAAGGTGGCTGCATAAAGAGCAGGTATCGTAATCCCTTGTAAAAGAGGGGGTTCTTGAATCCCAGATTGAAATAATGGCATTGTGGGCATGGGCGTTGTGTGCCTTTCCATGTCAATGCCTATCGCTGAAAATAAGCGTTCCATCCTCTCTTTATCAGCCATTTATTACAGCCTCCTTAATCTCTTCAAACCCTTCAATAGAAAGATTCCATGATTTCAAAAGTCTTACTTGCTTTTGAGGTTTAGAATGTGAATATGTGAGGCATTTTTTGGCATCCTCGTCATCCTCAAGAGCCTTTTTCAATATCATGATTTCACTTCTCTTTTGAGTCAAATGTGGCAAAGACACATCAAGTGCCTTAGCGACTGAGAACTCCCCCTCAATCACTAAACCCTTGCCTTCGGCTATAATTCCTCGCACACCGAGTTCCGTGTTAAGTGCATAGGCATATTCCTTGCATACCCTTGAATTAAAAGGAAGAATGACTCTTGGAACTCCACGTGGGCTAATTTCAATTGTGCCGCCAACTTCATAGAGATCGCCAATCAAAGCCCCTGCGTCTTTCACTATGATGTCGTTTTTCTTTAATCCATAAAATAAACCTTTATCATTGTTTTTTGAGCCTGAACCCAATGCTTCAATGTCATATAGGAATCCATGTGATTTGATGAGCATAGCAATTTTGGTGGTGCTGCCCTTTACACCATAAGATTGTAGCGATTGGGTATTCATGCTTCCATATTCGTCAAGAACCTCATGCGCTTTCTGTAAAGAATTTCTTTCTGGTCGGCTTAAGCGTTCCTCTTTTGTAATTCGATTTGACCAACTTTCGTAAGCCGAGTCGTTTCCATCCGACCAACTCTTCACAAATCGCCTAAATGGAATCTCCAAAGAATCTGTATTCTTGTGCAACATATTCCAATCAAAGTCTGTAAAGGGGAGAGAATCAACAATATCGGGTGATACTGAGGGGAATGATTTCAACAGCGACTTTCTTTCTTCAATAATCAAAGGCTCAATGATTTGAACCATCTCATCTCTTCCAGATTTTATGAATAGGTCAATTATCTCCGAACCCTGCATACCGAAATTATCAACAAACCATGTTTTTGAAACTGGAACAGGCGATGTAGCGGTTTCAACTTCGGTTCCTGGTTGATTGTTGCCGCCACCCATGTTAGCAGAATCAAAACCTTCGATTGCTGCGTCTTCACGTGGACTCCCTGCTGACTCATCCTTTTGTTGAGATGCCGCTTTTTTCTTTTGGTCAAGCAACTTCTTTTCTTGGAGATTGTTCTTCAATTCCATTTCAACTAACTTAGAATCAAGAACCTTGATAATCGCATCTGTTGGCGATTGAACGTCAAAAACGCCTTCTATTCTTTTATCAAACATTTGCCCACCCTAACCTACTTTGCCATACTTCTGCATCTAAAATCACGATGCTTTCTCGATATTCTTTTGTTGCTTGAACGCCCAATGCAAGAGCAATAACCATGTCGTCATGACCGCCCAAACTCTCCATACGCCCGTTATCCAACATGGTGAACGTGGAGAGTTCAGTCAATAAAGTGTTCATCAATCTCCGTGTCCCTCCTTCGTCTTTGTAGGGTATATTCAACTTGCCCTGTTCAAATTGCAGTTGGAGGGTATGAATTAAAGCCTCTTTCTTCATACGGCTCATATTGAATGGTTTTATTGGGAGATCGCTTATCTCGTTTAGCACTTGATTGAATGCAATTGCGAAGTTATTTGTTTCAAGTTCAATGATAACAGGGTTGAATCTGGCATTCAATTCTATGATTTTATCAATTTGAGATGAAAAGTCCATTCCTTTCTCATGGTGGGTGTGGATAATGTGTTTGTTTTTATTCTCATCAACTGCAATAACCATCATACAGGTATAGTCGGCTCTCCGATCTGCTGAGATTGCAGGATCCCAACCAATGTAGTAATTGTAGGCTTCACCATCATGTGGATAATAAGACAACGCCAATTCCTCGTCTTTGACCTTGTTTAGCACTTCTTCAGGGAATAGACTCGCCTCGCTCGCAATTGGTTTGCACAGGTATTCTCTTGTGAATGCAATAGAGGTCATGTCATTGCGTCTTGAATTTAGAGCATCCAAAGACCAACGCTCAGGAAACAAACATTCTCCTGTTTGCTCATTGATAGCAGGGTATTCTCGAACAGCGTATGATTTCAACTTCTTCAATTCGGCGTAAAGATCGGTATATGAAAACGGAGTCCCAACAATGCACAGTTGAGCCGTGTGGTGAAGAACTGGAAGCAAAGCCGTGTAAAACCATGAGGATATATGCTTGAGTTGGGTTTGTGCTTCACTTGACAAAATATCGTCAAGCACCACGATTTGAGGGTGCGCCCCACGAACCGCTTTTCCAACAGACATAGCCGAGATAGATGATTTGTTGGTGAACTTGAACTTCTGTTTTGCCCAACCTCTCTTTGGTTTTAGGTGTTGGAGAGCAGGTATTGATTCAATCAATTCATTCATTTTTCCCATGTGTTCAATAGATTGGTGCTGGCTGTGGGAAAAGAACAATACTTCTGTGCCTGGATTGTAAGCCATTTTCCAAAGGAGATAAACTCGATAGAAAACAGACTTTCCATGATCACGGCTGGCTATAATGCAGGTTTTACTGTTGTTTTCCGACAAATCATACCATTCTTGATGGAACTTTGTTAATATCCAGGGGTTCTTTTCATCATATTTTCCACAGATTTCTTCAAAAAAATACTTGAAGTCACGGCGACCCATTTCAAAATCAACATTAGCAGTTAATTGTTTAAGACCCTCCGACATATTAGATCACTACTCGAATAAATCATTCATGCTGGTCCATGAAGGTTCTTTTGTTTCACCATCTGCTGATAACTCATTAAGAATACGTGGGGCGAGGAAAGCAGAAAATCGGTTATCATAATCACCAGTATTCATGTGAGCCAAACCCCCCATGTGTAGCGGTAAATCCTCTCCACCTGCAAATGAAATCTCTTGATCGGAACTCAAACTGTTTGTTTGAAACATATTTGCCAATTGTTTTAATTTTTCATTTGAATAAGCGGAATCCCCAATGCGGCTATACCCATGACCTTCTATCGGTTTTATTCGCTGTTTGAAATCTTTTGGAGTTAGCGAAGTAATATCCCGCATCGAATTAAATAATTCCCTGTCTTCAAACGGGGGTAAGGCTTGAACTTGTGTTCCGTCAAGTGGTCGCATTGAACGTTCTCCTAACAAATAGCCAGGAAGTTCATGTGATTTTGCACCGAGATTTACACCCCTTTCAAGTGGAAAATCAAACATTCCAGTGGAAGTATTGTATCGTGGAGAAAGCATATTTGGACCTTTTATTGAAGGAGAACTTCTTCCCTTTGCATTGATTATTTTTTGTCCTTCGGGGGAAGAGGACATGATTCTTGAGCCATCCTCTCTAAACCATCCGTAGGGATTGCGTTTTGTTCCTTTTGGAAGACCTTCATGCCTCTTGGGAGTAATCATGCGAGAGCGAACCAACTGCCGATCAGAACGCTTCAGTGGCTCAGGGCGTTCACCAATAATGCGAGGCATTGGGGGGTAAGGTGGAGATTTACTCCACCTTGTTCCTTTTCCGTTCCATTTTCCAGGAATATGCAAGAACCGATCCATTTCATCTATTCGGTCTTTTTTTGAACGTTTAGAGGAACCACCGCCTCCCGAAGCCATACTCATAATGCCATCCATGTCAAGAGCCAAAGCATTTGCTACTTCTGGAACCTTAAAGAAACCTCTTTCATCAAACTGTTTTTCATGACCAACGCCAAAACCTAAAATATGATCATTTGTAGTGGCTGATGCCGTATCAATATATCCTTCAGGATTTAACCAAACCGCAGGGTCGGTTTTTAATTTACCAAACATTCTCAAATCATTCATCGTGAGCCTTTTCAAAAGATCGCTTGCCGAATCAAGTTCTAAAGAATCGGCTGAACGCCGATACTCAGTTGGCGTTTTTGAATCAATTGCCGTTAAGTCTTGACGTTTTGGTTTTTCTTTAGTTTTTTTTTTAGAACCCTTTGCGGCTTTTTTTGCCCCTTCGGTGGCTTTGTCATCGGGCTTTTTGCCCTTCATACCTGCCGCTACCATATCGGCAGCACGTTGCGTTGCTGTCTTTTTTCCTTTTTCGGTTGCCGCAGGTGGTGTTTCGACCTTCTTAGCCTTCTTTGGTGTCTTTGGCTTAATTGTCTTTTTTGCTGCGTTTGAAACCGTTTTATCGGGTTTTGGAGTTTCTTTTGCTTTCGCCTTCGCTTTTCTTTTCTTTTTCCGTTCTTGGACTTTATCAAAATCAGCCATTGCCTTTAGACCTTTTTCATCAAGTTTTGAATCATCAGTTTCATACTCAGGTTCTTCACCCAGTCTTTCCGATTTTCGATTTTGAACACGGTTAAACAATTCTTCCGCCATTTCTTCTTTGGTCGGTGTGGCTTTTGGAATTGTCTTTGCGGCCTCAGCAACCGTTGGATCGGGTTGAGGCTCAGGCGTTGGCTTAGGTGTTGGCTCAGGTGTTGGCTCAGGCGTTGGCTGCGCTTCTGGCTGAGTCATCACGTCAAATGCAGGGTCAAAAGCGGCGGCGTGTTCAGGTGAACTTTCAAGTGGAGTTTCAAACCCCTCGTTTTCTGTTTGATATGCGGAATCATCTTGATGATCGGTGGGGTTGGTGATGTCGTTAGTGAAATCGGATTCATCAGGTGTTGGCTCAGGCGTTGGCTCAGGTGTTCGCTCTATTGATTCGGGCAACAATCGGCTTTCATCCGTAATTGGGAGAGATGATGCGACTTCGCCCCTTTGTGCTGGCAACAATCGTCTTTCATCCGTAATCACCTTATTCGCAGGGGGGGATGATACAACTTGTTCTTGAGGCATAACTTGTTCTTGAGGCATAACTTTGGTTCGTTGTGGACCCATTGTTGGGGCAAGCATTGAACGCAAACGCTCATTGCCTCTTTGTTGCCTAAAATCCCTTCTTTGTTGTCGGCCATCACGCCAACCTTTGTAAATGAAATCTAAAGCCTCTTCACGATCTTGCATGAAATCACCGCCTTAGATTTGTTGTCGTGTTTCGCTCTTGAATTGATTTGCGAAGTGAAAGAATATCGGAATAGGCCGTCAATTGAGAATCGAATGATGTGGCGATAGGCATTGGCGCACTCATGCCCATTGCCCGTTGATTCATGCGCTGATTTGCTGCTTGATAATTTTTAGTCTGTTGTTGAGATTGCTGATTGGCCTTTCCACGTGCAGCACCGCCAGTGCTTCCGAATCGAGAAGTTGCACCAAAAGAAGCAATATCCATCAATTTGCCCATACCTGAACGGTTCTTGAGCCATGATTGCTTATCGCCGCCTTGTCCTTGCTGAATCGTTTGCATATCCTGTGCCGATTGGAATTGTTGCGCCATATCTTGAACTTGATTGCTAACGCCACCTTGACCTTGAGCCTGTTGTTGCTGAGGTGCGGTTTGAGTTGTAGCCCCCTGTCCTGTTGCATCCTGAGAGGTTGCATCAGTAGCACCTGCGTTTGGATTGGGTGCGCCGCCTCCTGTTTCAGTATTGCCTTCGCCCGTAGTGTCGGCATTGGCATTCATCGTTTCTATTGTTTTGGTTTCAGCAACCTCTCCATCAGCCCCCATCGTTGTTTCTGTTTTGACTTTATCTGCTTGAGCATCACTTCCAGTCACCGAATTATCAGGCGTGATTTGTGATTGCCCCAACTGAGCCAATGTTTGGTCTTGACCCTCAGCACCAGCAATTCCTGTGGGTTGATTCATTCCTGGTGTTGTTTGAGGAAGTGTTTGAATGCCCCCTTTATTTTGAATTGCGGAGTTTGTTGCATTCAAGGCTTGTTGCTGCTTACCTGTTTTCAGCGCACCCGCTTGTTGGTTATATTGATCTTTATCCATTCCTGTTCTATTGCGATGTATTGCGCCCCCAACAAACGGTAATTTGGTCATCACCCCACCACCTGGTAATTTAGATTGACCAAGAATTTTGACAATATCCTCACTGGAATGCCCCTGTGCATCAAGTCTTGCTCTTAAAATCAAATCATCATTCATTAAAAATCACCTTTACTGTTTGAACTTCATTATGAGTCATGCCAAATGCTTTGGCTACATTTTCCCAGTCGCCTCGACTGTGATAAATTGATACTATGTCGGAATTTGGTCTTTTCATGCTATTGCCAATTGTAGTCACATCGGATATTGAACTAATGGATCGTGGAGATTTAGTTAATGTGGTTTCCATCACTTCTTTCTTAGCGATTTCTAACTGAACATTTTCAAGCATTTCTTTCAAGACTTGCTCATCGGTCATATCATCGGATTTTCCAAATGAAGGGAATAATGTTTCATATCCATAACCGAGCCGAGTCATTAAATTATCCAAGAAACCTTTCCCCCTTTTTTGATTCGCAACAGGCGGTGAGGGATAAGCGTTTAGGGATTGCATGGGGGGTGAAGGGGGTTTTTGTTGAGATGCCATAGGAGGGGCAGGTGCTTCTGGTCTTACAGGAGTTGGAATTGCACCGTGAATTGCCGCATTAGGTTTTGCAGGTTCAGGGTCGGGTCGAATTAGATGAGAGGGAGGTTGTTGGACCGCTTCTTGAATAGGCGTTTTAGGTGCGCCACCACCGAACTCAGTATTGAGGTCTTGCTGTGGAGGGGCGACAGTTGAAGGCATTCCTCCTTGAACCCCCAGATTTGGAGTAAATCGAGATGCGGGTTGTTGCTCATCAACTGGCGATCCAATCGCTGCGCCTTTCGGCATAACTGCATCCCCCGCCCACTCAGGGGGTTTTCCGCCAGCCATCAATTCATCTCGCTTTGCAGCCATCAATTGTTCTGCTCGATTCATACCCATGCCGTCATATTTTCCAGAATAAGCATTTTGATGAACTCGTTTTGATGTTTCTTCATCCCACCCGTAATGCTTTTCATACATAGAAAGCATTTTTTTGCTTGGATTTTCATTGTGATAATATGAATGCCCAGTTGTGTTGTTGATAGCATGGCCTCTCATTTCAGGGGCAATAAATTGAAGAAGGCTGTCTCTTGAATTAGCATTTGCTTCTCTATGCTCAATCATACGTTGCCCCATAGCCTCTTCCGAATGTATTCCATGATCTAAACCTCCGCTATGTGCAATGCCTCCGAACTTTTTGAACTCAGGCAACCCACGCAATGCCTGTAAAGCAGCGAACTGCAACTGTTCTGGATTGGCCGTTGGGTAAGCATCTCTAATTCCTTGAACAGTCAAACCGAACTTGGCTCTCAACTTTGGGTCTTTGAGATAAAGCGTATCAGCGTGTAAAATGGTTGGGCTTATCTCATCACTTGCATTTGGAACTTTGAGATCGGGGTATTTTTCCTTGCGTAATGCTTGTAGCCCAACAGAATACGGTCGAGCGTATGATTCCGCCTTCTTTGTGTTTTTACTGATATATTGAGTAATCAATGCGCCTTGAGCATTATGGCTTCCTTGACCTTTGATGCCCAAAACAGGTGTCCTCCATGCTTGAACTGCAACATAATTCCCCATGTCTTGAGTAAATGCGAGAGGGATTTCAGGAGATACAATACCATTTGCCGCCCCCTTTTGACGGTTGATTTCATTTGTCTTATTGATTGCTTCATTGATTATAGGCGCACCTGCATTTACCGCTTTTTGAAATGCTTGATGCCACGCTTGAGGGTTTGCCGCTTCACCTTGATTGATTGTGGCGACCTCTTGTGGCGTTAGCCCACCAATGCCTTGACTTATCGCCATTTTGACAGCATCGGCTTCAACACCTGCGAAGTTATCATGATTAAGATCGTGGTGTTTGTCGCTTAATGCAGCATATCCCTCATCAATGCTATTGCTTCCAAGCATAGCCTGAATGAACTCATGTATATTGAAAACACCGTTTCCTTTGCGGATCAAGTAATCATCAAGAACTACAAGAGGCATGATAATCACTTTTTGCCGACAAGCCCCATCTCTTGGCCTAAAGCCATATCAACAAAAGCCCTGTAAGGTTTTTCCTCTTCATTCAATTTAGTTCCGCCAGTTGGTGCTGATGCAGTATCGCTATTTGCCTGTGCGCCAACCTTTCCTTCGTTTCCAAGTTCTGGTGTAGCCTTTGTCAATTTGTTAAGGCGTTGAAGCAACTTCTCAATTTTACGCTTCATGCTCATAATCTCGGCTCTTGTGAGGTTTGGCTTTGATTTAGCAAAGAGGGGGTCATGGGTGCTGAGAGGGTCGCCTACGGCATCCCTTGAAAATCGCTTTGTTGATGTTCCCATTCGAGATATAGACGGGGTTTTTGTCCCAGAACCGATAGTCCCTCCTTGAACTGCGCCTCGCTTTGTTCCAACACCTCTCGTATCAGCGTGATGCGTTAATCCTCTTGGCAATGAACCCATTTGTCGCCGCATACGCTCATTTGCCTTCTTTCTTTCCCATGCGATAGGGTCACGCAATCGAAGAGGGATTCTGTCGGTTCTTGAACGGCCTACACCTCTAATTGCTTCACTGTGTTTGTTTGGATGGAATGCTTGACGCTTTGAGCCACGATCAATGTCTTGCTCAAGGTTTCCAGCCCGCCGCTTTGTCATGGATTTAATTTGTCGGCCTCCACGTGCTGCCTTCTTTTTCTTTGCTTGACGCTTCTTTTTTCGCTTTCGCTTTGCTTTTGATTTGCGTTCATCTTCATCGGATTCTTCATCATCATACATTCTTCGGCCTTTGTATTTTCTTTTGCCTTTGATAACGCTATCCCATGTATGGGTGAATATATCTTCACTTGTTGTAAAATCATCGGAATTAGAAGTGTTTCCAAAATCGGGATTATGAACCTTTTTGGGCGGACCACTATCAATGTCTTTACCGCTACCGTCAGTTGCCTCACACAACATACATGACTTTTTGGAATTATCCTCCATCCAAACTTGACGGCCACAATGACATTTACCATCCTTAATTGCTTTTCCAAGCATACCTGGAACCAAAGTGTTGCTTTGGCCGTATTTGAGATTTGGACCTTCTGATCTAACGGAACCTGCATTGAATCCATTTGACAAACCAATGCCGTTTCTATTCAAATCCATTCCAACCCCTGCTTCAAGCATGGTTTGTTCCTGTTCAAATTGGGGCGATCTCCCTAAAGTATCGTCAATTTTCTCAGGTTTGATGCTTACATGGGGGATTTTTGCCGCCAATTCACGCATTGCACGTTCTTTTCTCTTTTGGGGGTCACGCTGATCACGGCTATTGCCGTCTTCTGGTGTTTCACGGCCATGATGGGATAAACCGTCGCTATCCTCATTTGGGTTAATATCATGGTCAAGAATTTCACGTGGGTTGAATCCACCCATCATCTCTTGAGTTCTCGGAGTCCAAAGAACGGGTTCTCTTGGATTACTACTGACCATCCTTCAACCTCCTTCGGATAGAACGATAAACAACATCAATTTCATTTGGTAATGACATATACCATTGAGCCAAAGAAGGAACACGTGCGTATGACTTTGACATTGGAAGCATTTTCTGTTTGAGATCGGTGATAATCTGTGTTCCATCTAAAAGTGAAATACAATCGGCTAAGGAATTTTCTTTCAACACTTTCAAATCGTCAATCAATAATCGTGTGACTACCAAAGAGCCGAGTATTTCTGCAACGATGTTCTCAGGGAACTCCAAATGTTCGGCAACGGCTTCCGACCAACGTTTGACGACCATATCAACAGAATTGGTGTAAGCCATTAAATCTCCGATAGTCCATTCATCCTTTGGTTTCTTACTGTTAAGCCGAATATAATGTTCGGGTATATCCTTGAGCATCAATTGACGAATTGTTTTCATTAACTCATCACCCCTGATGCAACAAGACGCTGTTTCAATTCCACCCATTCTTGAGGTGATTTTTCCGAATAGAATTGTTGAAGCACATTGAGTATTGATACGGATTGCTTATCCTCAATTGTTTCGGCCTTCTCCATCCACTTTGTCAATTCAACCAAAGTATCTCGAACTTCACGATGAACCTTCAAAGCGGTTTCAACATCACGCATTTCAATAACCTCTTCCTCATCATCAAATTGGTTTTCCACGTGATCAAGAACACGGCCAAGCAAACGATCTAAACGGTTCATATTTTTCTCAACACGCCCCAATGATTCATGGACTGTTTTCATAGCGTTTGGCAACGCTTCAATATGAACGTGTTGTTGAATTATTGGTTTTGTATGCTTCTCCATGTGAGTTGATACAAGGCTACTGGCAACCCCCAACTCAATTGCGAAGTCATCAATACCTGCTATTCCTTCAAGGATTGCCTTTTCAATTTGAGAACGGTTTGGGTCGGTGCAAATGGGGCATGAGGTATTGCTATTATTGTAATACTCACCAGAATGCCTTCTCATGTGCCGATGAGTTGTTCCCTCAGCCCATTGATATTCTAAATCACAGTCTTTGACATCAAGAGAACCTTCAAGGATTTTCTTTTCGATTAAATCACGTTCTGGGTGCTGACAGAAGGAGCAATTTTTCCTTGTCTGCCGACCAGCCATAATTTATCCCACCACCGTTGGCTTAATTGGTCTTTTGATAGTTCTTATGGGTATGACATAGGTTATTCTCATCCAAATTCCCATGCCGTTTGCATCTTTCGCCAGATTTTGTAATGGCGACACAAACCTCTTTGGTTTCTTTTCTTTTATTCATTATGATTCTTACATCATCCATGTCAAAATCACCATCGCCGTCTTGATCAAAGGGGGTCAAGAGGGGGCTATATGGGAGGGGGTTAAACCGCCTCATTCCCGATGAGGCTACCGAAAAGAAGCAAATTGGCGAACTGCAATTGCGAAAGTGAATAGCAAACCGAATGCTCCCATCAAAACCTGTGTGGAGGTGAGTTCCGATCCTCTCCAAACAAGCATGACGAACATAGACATCATGAATGAGATAATAAAAATCATTGTTGCACTTTCAACCAACATTTTGTTGGGGCTGAGAATTGCGTTTGGTGCGCTGTAAAAATTTAGGTCTTGGCTGTTATCTGGTTGTTGATTGGTCATAGAACTGTTGCCCCCATTGCTGCACCCTTAGCGACTGTCGTTCCGAAGCCACCTTGTTGCTGGACTTGGTTTCCAAGCATTCCTCCAAGCAAACTGCCGAAGAATCCTGGTTGTTGTTGCGGATTCATACTCATCCCCATTGAATGTGCTTGCATGAACATCTGTCTTTGTTGCTCATTCATTGCGATGGTTTGCTGTGCAGATGATTGAAGGCGAGTCATGGTCAAGCCGAGATTTTCTGGTGAAAGCGTGTTGATTGATGCTGGTAAAGAAGCGGCATCAAGGGTGATTTTACCCGCTTCGTCTTGAACAAAGGAAACTTGAGTAAAGAACTCCTTAATTGACAATCGAACTACTTCTCCGATTAAATCCATGACCAAACCAATGTTTTGTGTAGTGATAAATTGCGCTACTGGGTCATTAAGTTGAAGCAAACGTGCGGTTGCGGTGACGGGATCGTTAGCCATCTGTTGCATCATTGGGTTTTGCGCCATTTGCATTCCCATCATAGAAGGGTCCATGCCCATTCCCATGCCATTGTTCATGCCCATTCCCATGCCTTGCATTCCCATTTGTTGTTGAGGCGCACCAAATTGGGTGCTGCTTTGTGCCGTGTCGTTTCTTCCAAACCATCCCATGTCATTCACCTACTGTTGAATTGCGCCTTCTTGACGAGCCATTAACTGTGCATTCATAGCACTTTGCATAGCAACTCCATTTGCCATAGCGTTTCTTTGAGCCATTACTGTTTCCGCTTGTAAAGCCCGTAAATCAAAAGTCACCTGCACAATATCCACCACCCCAGATGTTGGATTTGGGAGTTGAGTTAATTGAACTCCTTTGCTGTGTTGTGCGTCTTTGTGAATCATAGCAAAGAACGGTTCATATTTCAACAATGATTCACTGGTGCTTCTATTCTTTGCTTGTGAACCGCCCATCAGTGCGCCAACACCAGGAATGCGATTGAACTTTGTTCCTTTTGAAGCAATGCGGCTGAATCCTTCCTCAGCCATTTCATGTTCTTGAACTAAAGACTTCAAAGTGTGAAATATGTGAAGGTGTGCGGGGCAAAGAGAACTGCTCATTTCATCGCCGTGATCGCCATGTGTTCTCGCCAAAGGTTTTCGAGCATTCCCTGTTTCTTCATCAAACCAATAGATGTCGGCTAAAGAAAGCCCTGTTGATTCATCAACAATGTGTGCATAGGCATTATCTCCTTCAAGGAATCTCCGAATATCAACGCCGCAACAAGCGCATTCATGTGCTGCATTGTAGCGATAGATTTTGAAAAGTCCCAGATTGTAATTTGGTGGCCTCAATGCTTTCCTGAGCATTTTGATGTTTTGTTTTCGAGCCTTCTTAGGGTTCTTTGCATTCTGTTTCAATTGAATTTCAACAGTTGGAATCAATTGCTCATCCCCCACATCTCCCGTTGAACCTGCACTTGCCATCTCAGCACGTTGTTGCGATTTTAGCAACTCATAAGAAACCCCTGTTTGAGAGGACACTATTTTCAATTGCTCATCGTCTAAACCATGCAATTTCAAGCCTCTTTGATAAGGCAAATATGACATCGGGTTCAATGCTCTTGCATTCCACGCCATTAACCCTCCCATAACTGACAACATGATAAGGGTTCTCCTACAAAGAATCCAATAATTCAATTAAACTCTTTTCAACGTTAATTCCGTGTTGAGAAGACATAGCCATCACCTCAGCACGAATACCTGCTTTACGCAATCGTTTCAAAGAGTCACGGAAAGGGGCGACAATGGGGTGTTCCTTTTGTAATCCTAAGTTCCAAAGCGTTTCAGCCCGATCATCCCACCAAATATCCATTTTATTCACCATTAAACAAAATAAGCGAGGGGTATATTTTTTTGAGTTCTTTTTTGCTTTGCGTGATATTTTTTTGGTGATGTCTTTTTTGGTGATGTTATCCACCAGATAAGAAAGACTCGCCGCAGCATCCATAGCAAACTGCATCGAAGTCATGGCTCGGTGATCAACCATGAAAATAACCAGTTCAACATTTCTTCCGAACATATCATCAATCCAAAGGTTGCGAAACATTGAATCCCCTGCAATATCTGTTGTAGTAATTGGTTTTTTCACCTTCACCATGCGAACCTGTTTTCGAGATTCTTGAGGTTGCCTAAATCCTGTTTGAGTATTGGATTTGGGGTGTGCAGTTCTCATGTGAAACGGAATAGGGTCAATATCACCTGGAACAGTGAGGTATTGATCAAGAGTTGTCTTTCCAACCATTGATGGTCCGTAAATCCCGACTCTAAACGGTCTAAGAATGCGATATAATGTGTAAAGGGCTGAGGCGGAGGCCATAACCATGTGTCCCGCAATTAGGGCTGACATGGTTCAAGCCTCAATTGAAAATTCCTTTGATTTTCTCCCAAACGTCTGTTGGCGATAGCCCCACTACATCGAGTCCGATTAAGATCGCAAAAGTCAAGGCGATTCCGCCAATTAAAGCAACAAATGTCCTGACCCATCCAGCAACCCTCTCCATTTTTCTTTCGTAAGCATTTTCAGCGAGTATTTGCGACATCGCTTCGGTTTGTCGCTCTTGTTGAGTTGTGAAAGGCCACATGATTACACCCAAGAGTCAATCATTCTTCTTTCTTGTCATTCGGGATTCCAAATGTGTTTTGTGTTGGCGGCGCATATTGGCCTTGTTGGTTTTGCCAATAATTTTGTTTAGATGCCCTGCGTTGAGCCAAACGTGCTTGTTGTCGTTGCCACTTATCCACTTGATTTTCTCTTGAGAACTCAGCCCTCATAGCCAAAGAATCTCGAATGCCGCCTACATGGAAAAGAACCATTGAAGTGCAAAGGAAACCAAAAGCGATCAATCCGTATTGTAGCCCCATTTCACCTGCCCCTGCATCTGGGAGATACCAACCTGCGTGAGAAATTGCTACTGCGATCCCCGTCAAAAGGGCTTGCCATAGCAACATCGCAATGAGGTTAATGTCAATTCTGTTTGTATCGTCGGGCATATATGGGGGCGGATAAAAGCCCCGTTGCTGTTTTTCATCAGGTTTAGTCATCGGTATTCACCTTTTCCTTGTTTTTGAAGTAAAAGGCAAGCGCATGATTAACAAAGGATGATTTGGACTCACGCCCTCGTTCTGCTTCCATTTTAACAAAAAGTTGCTCTCTCATCACAACAGAAACGTGCTTGCCCATTGATACCTCCCATGCTTGACAGGTATATGAACTATGACGGTATAAACAACATGAAATAAGAGGGGAAGTGTGGATATATCATGTCCGATGTGAATTTGATTGAAGCGGTGCATACCCTACGATCATACAACATTGCATTAAATGGAATGACAAATGACCCTCAAAGCATCTCTTCATGGATTACTCGATATGCTGAGAACTCAGGAAAAGCCCCTAATTTTACCCAAGAGGCCGCTATTGGTTTGCTTTGTCATTTAGGAAACCCAATTTATGTGTATGCAAATCTAAGCCCTCTTCAACAACAATGGTCTGGGATATTCGCAAGTGCGGAACAGGTTTTGATTCAAGAAGCAAACTGGCAAAACACCCAACATTCGCAAAATAGCCAAACCTCTTTTGCACGATTGTTTGGAACAGATAAAGAATGGATTCAACTTTACGCTCAATCACTACAATATCCAATGGATATTTCATTTGAGTATTTTGTGAATAAAATTATCTCCGATCTCCGAACCTGTCAAGGTTCAAGTGGTGCAGGTGGAATCTCTCATTCACCAATGACTCCGCCGAGTATGCAACAACAGATACCTTAGAATAAAGTGCGTTGCGCTGGCTGAGGATTCTTTGCACGTTCCCATGCTGATTGGAATGCGTCTTGATCAATGTTCGCCATAGCCATAAGTTCTCCAACCGTTCCTCTTGTGTTTGGATCGGAACTTGAAAGGTCTTTTCGACCCAATTCATGGATTGTAAATCCAGCATCACGCAACGGTTCAACAATTGAAGGGTGCATTGAATTGAAAACCGTAGTCGGAATGCCCCTGTTCTTTGCATCAATCATTTGTTGAATGAGCCGTTCTTGCTCATCCTTTCCAAAGAAACCATGTGCGCCCTCTTCACCAAAGTAAGGAGGGTCAAATGTCAATAGGTTCTTGTCGGCTTTCATTTGGTCTTTGATGTCGTCATAGAACTCAAAGGCATTACCTGTTCTCCAATCCCAGTCTTTCATAGCATCATGCCAGGGTGTGAAATCATGTTCCCCGACCCCCCCTCGAATTGGAGTTGGTCGGAAAGCGTTGCCCCCTGGTTGAATACGGCCTTTGTATCGGTCTTTTTCAGGGTCGTAAAATCCAGCATCCTTCATTTGTTGGAAAAATGAACCTGCTAATTCTTCATCTTCGGGGATATGTTGCTTTGAACGTGTAGTTCCTGGTGGAGTTGAATATGGATTATCCCATGAAGGCATTTCTTTTCCTTTGCCGTATCGAACCAAACTGTTGAAGCCAGTCAATTGAAGCATATAGAAAATCTCAGCCATTTTATCATACTCTTCGGGAGTTGCAGTTCCACTTGCTGCCTTTTCCCTCAATCCAGCGTATTGATTGCGGAGATTGTAAAAATGTGCTGGAATAAAAGTTCTGTTGCCTTCACCGAAACGATTCTTCATCTCTTCCGTCATTGTTCCGATATTCATTTGACCTAATGTTGGATGAGGGATTGTGATTGGTTCGCCCACCCCCACATTGTATTGTTCAGGGTCTATTTTCATTGGTTCTCGGATGATTCTTCGCATTAAATTGCCTATATCTGGGTTTATGTCGTTAATGATTGCTCTTGATGGTTTAAACCCCAATGAGAGTCCTCCACCACCACCGAATGTTTCAATCATTTCACGATCTCCAAGCGTTTCACGCAATGCGCCCATTATTTGGGAATACATGGGATTGTTTTTGACTCCTTGAAGTCGAAACGCCGTAGGTAATGCTTGCCTTCGGCTAAAATCGCCAGACGATGGATGCGGCATCTTTTCAAGACTCATTTCATCTCGTATTTGTATGCTCTCTAAAGCCCTGCGGATAACATCGCCAGATAAAGCAGCATCCCATGATTCAAGACCTGCATTTGTCAAATCACGTGGATCGAAGTAAATTCCATGTGTTCCTGTGGTGATTCCACGTGATAATGCAGGGCGTAAATCCCCTGTAATGCTCATTGGAACTGGAACCCCTTCAAATCGGTGTCCTGATGGATCAACATATTCCAAATAACGGCCTCCGCCTTGTTGTATGCTATCTCTCACCCTATCTGGTGCTTCATTTTGAGCAAACTGCAAAGGTATTTTCAACAATGGATCAACTGAACCAGATACTTTGTAGTCAAGCGGCTCACGCCAGGGATGCCCTGCATCGACACGATACCTTCTATTATCAAATTGGAATCTCTTTCTTCCAAGAGAACGGTCTTTGATGTCATAAACGTCATACCCAAATCGAGGGGCTTCAATCAATTGCCCACCTGCATTCCAAGAAACTTGGGCATCGCCGTATGGATTGCGATCCAAAACAATTTCTTGATTCATCCCTAAAATCTCTTGAGGACTACGCTTTCCTTCTATCAAGTCCATGAGTTCTTGATGTTCTAAATTTCCTCTCGACCATAGGTGTTCAGTTCGTTGTGGGTTTTTTCTTGGGTCTTTTTCCCTCAACACATACGCATTTTTTTGGGCGTTCCTACTCACGTCAAAATGAGGGTCACGGAGAGGTAAAAAATTAGAGATTGATGTTAAACTATCCCCTATTTTCGGAAAGTTCCTTTTTACTGTCAAAACGCCTGTATCTCGCCTAATATCTCCACTTGGCAAGCGACCAGGTGATATATGACCTGCATTCGCTAAATTTCTAAATGCCGATATGTTGAATGGTCGTTCCTTTTTATCGCCAGAAGGATAATTGCGCCAATCTTCACGGAAAGTGTTTAATTGACCTTTCATGTTCTCAAGAGGATATGCGTTCACGCCATCTAATGAAATCGTTCCTAATTCTGGCCGATCTCGCTTTTGAGTATCGAGGCTATCCCACCACGCCTTCTCGAATATGTCCGACATTATGCCCCCTCCCCTCGATTAAGCCTTATTTTCCCAACCTGTGGTTTGTTGATATATGAAACATTAGGAACATCACCATCCATACAGGCCAAGCAATTTGCGCTCTCTTCTGGACCGTATGTTGCGTTTGGAACGCAAGCCTTTGCCGATGAATTGGGGTCATCTTTCGGACAAAAATGCGTATCTCCAACTATTGCTGAATCAGGCAACATTCCCGTATTGACAAGCCATTCATCCCATACTTCTGATCTCAATGTTTGAGGATGGTCTAAGACCCTGCGCTGTCCTGGATTCAAAACTCCGTGTTCTCCAACAACATTTCGATTCCATTCATCATCAATCGTTTGATTCCTAAACGGCATTGACATTCTTAATCTAACATTTGGAGGCAACGCATCATGAGCATAACCTCTTGCTGACAAGACTTTATTCACCATTCCAAACTCTCTTGTTGGAATCCAATGAATCACGTCTGGATTCAAAGTCGCCATATCAAGAAGCATAGCCAAATGTTCAGGTGAATGCAAATCTCCCGAATCAAACATACGGAATACGGGATAGCCGTTATGTGATTCTGTGGGGATCTGTGAAGCCAATTGAGAATGATAACCGATAGGGTCTTGCAGCATATCATTGTAAGCCTTTAATTGATTTCGAGTCGCATTGTTGTTATTGTAGGTGAATCCCTCAGCATAGCACCCATAGCAAGTTGAATCTCTTTTGTCTTTCAAATGTTTTCCAGTCGCACATAGTTCCGTTGGATATGATGTTGAGCGTGAAGGCATTGTTGTTGTTTCAGCCAAATAAACAGGCAAACGTCTATCCGAATCCCCCATTGGATTGCTAAAATCAATGTTAGGAAGGTTTCTTGTTGCGTGGTGTTCCGCCAACAGGTTTTGATTCAAAGGATAATTCATTTTGACCTTACGAAGATCGGTCATTTTTCTTTCGCCTTCGGGCGAATTGATGTAATTTTGAACTTCAATACCGCCCTTTGGGAACTTTTCAGGGGCATAAAGCAACTCATTCCACGTGAAATCCATTGGGTCAATTTGCTTTTGACCTCTTGGACCGTCAATCAAAGGCATTTTTAACAATGACCAAACGGTTTCAAAGGCTTGCATAAATCTCAATCCTTCTTCACTTTAGCATGAAGCCGCCTAAGCGTTTCACTTTGGAGGTTTGCTGGCTTTCTGGTTGCAGGTTTCTTTGGAGGCTCATTCCCCTTTGCCCTCGCAATCATACGATCCATCGTTGAATTTCCAGTTGGGTTGTCTTTCTTTGGTTTTTCAGTGGCCTTATTTTCCTTTGGCTTATTTATTTCAGCCATATTATCATCAACTGCCGCATCAATATCCTTGTTGCGGTCACTTTCATTCCACCATGCTTCTTTAGCGAGTAAATCCCATACACGGTCAAAGCATTCGCCAGCCATGTGATCGGCAAAGCGACTTTGGCTATCAATTTGACTCATCTAAAGTCGTCAAGAAGAGTCTTTTGTTGATTTGAGCCGAGAATCCCACGACCTATTGCATTTGATACTGAACCGTGAACAACATTCCCAATCATTTGATCAAGCGCATTTATTCTTTTCCCTGATGAGGCTATGTAAGGAGATGCTGACATAGCCGATGAAATATCATAATCGGGGCGAATGCCTTGAATCATCATTACTTCTTGTGGAGTTAATTTACGATTGTAGGCGAGGGTGGGCATATTGTGAGTAATTCCTGTCACATGAGAAGTTATTGGTTTTCGATGTTGGAATGTGGTCGGCAAACCTGTTTTTTTGCTTGTTGCGTTTAAATCATGCCATTGTGGATATTCGCCCTTGTGTTTTCCAGTTCCAGGATTTGTCCCGCCCGATTGAGATATGAAACTTGTATTCATGAGGTATTCTGCAACTTCTGGGCTGATGTTTCCCTGTGCAAGCATCCCATCAATCACGGCTTTCCTTTGTGGCTTATTTTCTTGCTCATCACGTTCAAGGTGCGGCAAATAATCCAAAACGCTTGGACTCATTTTTGTCCCAGGTATTGGTTTGCGATCACGATGATAATGCGTTGGTTCGGCTTTCCAACCTTCGCCAATGAATGTTCGGCCTCTTGTTGAAGGTGCGCCAAAATTGATTGCATCCAATTTAGGATGGTTGCGAAGCAATTGCATTACACGCTTTTGAAACGGTTTGCTCACATAAGGTTCAAGCAAATGTGGGTTTTCTTGAATGAATTTTGCTACTGCTGGTGCTTCTTCAAGCGACCATGATTGAAGGTCAATGTCTGGGTGCTTCATCATCTGTTCAACGGTGTAAAGTGCGTTTCCGATCATTGGGAATGCCGACATACGACTTTCATGAATTTCTTCATCTGTTTTACCTGCTGGTCCAGTCCTTCTTTGGGCATTTGTGAATGCTTGACAAGGAGGTGAGGCGTGATAATGGATTTTGCGACCTTGTGATAAGTCGGCGTATTGTTCGACTAAATCATCAGGATGAAGCATACCTTGTTCTGTTCCGATATAGCCCTCAATGATTTTTCCATCATGGTTTGCTCGCCTTACATCATTTGCTGCTCTCCATGCTTCAACCGATGCTAATGTTGGAATCCCTGCTCTCGATAGCCCCTCATCCATGCCGCCCATCCCTGCAAACTCCGTAAAAGCCCCCCAGTCATTACGCATTGGCATTTGAGGGAAACGTCTGTCAAAATCAGCCCTCATCTGTTGTAAATCCCAATCTGTGGGGGCTTTCATGAGCATAGATGACCAAGCCTCCTGAAATAAAGGCTCGCTCATAGTTGTCTGCATAATCGCCCCAGATAAAAGCCTATCCCTTTCATCAGGTGGATGGAGAGGCTTTAATAACAAAACACTCAAGATTCAAAATGGCGGCAACCATCCCTCCTGTTTCACTTTGTAATTCTCACGAATAACTTCTCGGAGTTGGGCTTCCGACAACTTTTGGTTGCCGCCACCCATTTTCAAGCGAGATCCTCATCGAAGTCTATTCCATCCCAGGCATCTTTGTCTAAATTGTGAACACGTTCTAACATCTCAGCAGGTGTAAGATCGTTAATTGAGCGACCATCTCCGACACCTTTCCAATTAGCGATTGCATCCAAATCATCAAAGTGCCTCAAACTCATGAATTGATTGTTCCTTATTGCTGAATCGCCCGTTGATGAGTCGGTTGCCCATCTCGTTTTGGGATTGCCGCAACCGACACATGGAGGGGCTAAAACATCTGACCCCCTATTGCCTATGCCTCTTAAGGGTCGCATGGTGAGGGGGTCAATGTTCATTTCAACACGACCCATTTTGTTGTTTTCACCTAACACGCCAAACCATTGTTTAGGATCCCCTGCAAAAGAAGGATTCCAAACTCCTATGCCTTCGCTTCCTTCAAATTGATACCCCCTGCATTTCGGGCAAAACACATCATGTGGTGGCTTGCCACCGTCAATCACCGTAGGTATTTTTCTTTGAGTTCTTGCCACAAAATCCCTATCCAGCATCATTTCAGGGAATAACTCAGGATATTTTTTTGCATTCTCTCTTTGGTTTATGAATCCATAAGGTCCACCCTCAAGCGGAGAAGTTCGGGCGAGCCGATCTCCATAGAACGGTAGGATTCCATAACCCTCTTCATCCCATATATCCCCTGCATCGGAACGGAGATCATACATCATGCTATCATAAGGCTTGCTTGCATCGGGGCAGTATTCCTTTCTTCCATCCTCCGAGATTATGCAACGCTCACACACTTCTTTGTCGGGGTGTTCTTCGGTGGTGATTCTTGGGTAATAGTGGTAATTTTTGTTGCCAAAAATAGGCGCATCTCTTGGTTTGACCATCTTTTGTCGTTCCACATACGGTTCTCCGCCCCTATCGGTGTAAGTCCGATCCTCCCATCTTTCGCCAACCCCTGCATCCCTTCTTCGACCTGTGATTGGATGCCAGGGTCCAGAATAAGTTCCTGGTGCGACTTTGTATGTTTTCCCATCATCGTCTATGAACTCATCATTTTTTGGGCGATCCCACGACCATTCAAGACCTTCTGGGGTCAAAGAAGGGGGGTGTAATCCATCAGGGGCGTTGCTACATGGTCTTTGACTTGCACCTAATCGGTGAGTCATCCCTTCGTATTCATCATCGCCTGATGAATGAAATGTCATGAGATTTTCCGATTTTTCCCTGTTTCTTGCGTAAGGTTCGTATTTTTTGTCATATTCAATGATTTTATCAATTTGTTCAGGGGTGAATTGATGCCCAAAATATGTTTTGCCTTTGCGGTATTTATCCATTATCAATTCATTATATCCCTTATCGGCAAACCGATCCAATATCGAAAGGACAATTGGGTGTTGTGTTCTCCTTGTTTTTTCATACATTGCTTGAGGGAAGGATTGCGTTTCAAACTGGTGAAGTTCTTCGGGCAGCGTTTCAAAAACCGTTGAGTCATAATCCTTGAGCAAAACCCAAGCGGTGTCGAAAGCGGTCATATCAAGTCATCCTCGCTTACTTTGGAATTAGGTCTTGTCAATTCACCACTTTCAAGCCTTTTCATGGCTTCTTCAACTGGTTTTCCCCTAAACGTGCGTCTTGTTGATCGGGTTTCATCCTTTGTTGATTGAAGTTCATGCCTTTCTTTCATCTCAGGGTCGGCAGCCCAATTTTCTTTTCGCTTTTCTTGATCACGTGCTATCCGTCTTGCATTCTCTTCCGAGCCTGGTTCATAAGTTCTCAAAGCATTCTTTTCACGTTGCTTCATTCGAGATGCTTCATTCGCCCAATAATGAACAACACCACGACTTACTGGTATTCCTTCCTCGTTAAACAAACGCCATATTGCCGCTTGGCTCATCCCTTCGGATGCAAGTTGAGCAATACGCTTAATGTCCTCTTCGGTGAGCGTGTATCTCCGATCTGCTGCTGGCATTTTCATCAAGTCCCAAGCGGTGTCAAAGGCGTTCACCATCCCGCCTCCCTAAGTTGCTGGCGATATTCATTTAATTGGTTTTTTCGTTTTTGTTTTGCTTGTTCCCATTCAAACCAAATATCATCGGAAGCATCAAGGTCTTCCATCTCGGAGAGTTCTGCAATTGCTTGTTGTCGCCCCTGTTCAGTCATAGGCCAGCGTATCTCTTCTAAATCCATACTTGGGTATGGTCCTTGTTCGTGAATAGATATGTGCTTAGGTTCAATGCGGTGTGGATAGCCATGAGTTATTATTTCAGGAAGATTTGAAGTTGTATTCATTCGCCTGTGAGGGACAGATTCAATCCCCTCGTCTGTGATGTGTAGTATGGTTGGTGGGCTTCCAGAACGGGTCGCCTGTTTCCTCGCATGATACCTTGCCTCTTTTTCATCCCCCGCCATGAAAAAGGCAGCAGGGTTGCGTCTAAAAGAGGGGCGAGGATCTTTTTGGGCTTTTGTTCCACCACTTAGGATCTTTTGCGCCGAAGCAAAATCGGTTCCGTGATAGGGCATTTTGAGTAAAGACCATGCGGTATCGAAGGCGGTCATGATAACTCCCCCCTTTCATGTTGGCGCATCATCTCTTTTCGCCATTCATCAACCTTATTTGACCATTCATCCCATCGTAGCCGATCAAGTGAAATCTGCTTTGCTGCCCTTGCTCTTGGTTTTTTAGGTCCATGAATGACTTGCAGGGCTTCTGGAGGTATTGCATTGGGGGATGCCATATAACCCATCCCTTCATTCATGGAAGGATTTTTTATTGCCTCGCTTGGAAAGTGCAACAAAACAGGATCGCCCAAGTTCCTCTCATCCGAGCGTATTTTTGAATATGAAATTGCTGCGTCTGGGTCATCGGAGTAAAAGACCAATGGCGGCAAGAATTGATTTGCTCGTTGAGGTTGGATGCCCTCTCGCATAATTTGAGGCAAAACATCGGTTGTTGTGCCGTGATACGGCATTTTCATCAAATCCCATGATTTTTTGAATAATTCTGGGTTTGGGGCAACGGGGGAGTCGCCCCTGTAAGGGAATAATTTTGCATTGGGGTGCGCTTGAGAAAGAGCCGTAGCCATAACTTCTAACAACTCCATGCGCCTACTTATCCGTTTTGGTGTTTCATCGGGGCGACCCCAACCTGGTGCTGGACTTCTCCCAAAATCAGTATCGTAAGCATCAAACAAAGGTTCGCCATCCCAAGCCCCTACTTGGTTTGCTGCCGTTCTTCCTTCTCCTTGAGATAATGAAGCACCATCATAAACCCGATAATTGCCATCGTTGTCACGATATGCGAACAACTCTCCCATTGCCCCATGTAAAGCCATCTCCCTTCCCTTTTGTGGCCTACCATCCTCCCAAGCATCAGTATAATTTTGAATAGATATGTTAATTGGAGGGTATCTTTGTTGATAGGGTTTGAGAATCGGATCTAAATGATCTGTATGTTCTGCATGAAAATCCCAATCACTTGATGAGGTATCATCCCCTTCTTCGACCTTATCTCTCCCCCAAATCTGTTTCCGCTTCGGATGCCTCCATTCATAAGAAGGGGAATTAGGATCTAATTCCAATGAACCTGGCACTACGGGCATTTTCATCAAGTCCCAAACGTGGGTAAATGATGATGGCATGAATGGTGCAAGCCTCATTAAAACATAAACCCATTCCCACCAACAAAAAAAAAAGCGTAGGATTTCCCAGTTTAGACACGGTTCAGGGGCTTGCCCCAATCCCAACAAAAAAAATCTAACGAATCAACAAATGTCTTTGAAGCCGCATGATTCGATGGGTCGCAAATGGGGCTTAATTCCGCCCGTATATTGGCTCAATCCATACATTCGCAGCACGTTTGACAAACGCTCTCTTCGCCATAGCAAAGGCTCTTGCACATTAACTGCGAGGTTGAGGTTATAAATTAAACCTTCTCAGCCCTGTTAGGGCTATTGGTCGTTGATATATGGGCGTGGCATCCTTGCCGTTGGCTCTTGGAACATCAAGCCTTCTGTTGCTCTTTGGTGCGCTTCTAATCCCCCTGGGTTCTCAAGCGTATATGCTGCAATTTCATGGGCGGTTCTGTCATTTACTCCATCATCTCGAATCATCGGCAAACCAACTGCTTGATGCCCCCATTCATGGCTGAGAGTTGAAATGATATTGTCAATAATGCGTCTTTCCGTATCAGGAGGCAAAGACATATCTCCCACATCATGCAAACCGTAATCTTGATCAGGTATCATGTTGGGTAAATTGACCGCCACATATTCATCCAGATATTTTGTTTGTGGAGATGAAATCGGGCGGATTCTTGAACCGCCCATTCGATATGGAGTCCCGTAGTAATCCTCAATCTCTCCCGCCATTGCCTCATCATTACGTTCAGCCTCCGCAGCATCAAGGTAAGGCGTAGTGCTTCCCTGCATTTCAGGGGGTGCGCCGATTTGATAGATTGGTTTTACCTGCTGATCGGTAAATCCTTGAATATATCCTCCGCTTCTTCCATGCCTTTCATCACTTGTCATATTGGGTGCAAACACGAAGTCTTTCAGCAAATCCCAAGTGGTGTCAAATGCCGTCATTGTCCTCTCTCTCCCTCAGTGATGGTATATCACCTTGTAATTGCCACATAGCCTCATGTTCTCTTTCCAACACCCAATCACGGTGTTGCTCATCTAATTCTTCATCGGTTTCCTTCACCCCATACCAGTCTTCGGCACCAGGTCCAAACCAAGCATTCTTTCCTAACTCCCTCGCCCAATGTTGTAATAGGTCTGTGCTATCAAGAGCAACGCCAGCACCAAAGGTTGGGGAGTCATGCAAGTGTTCATGCTCAAGAACATGGATGAGGTCGGCCATATTCAGTTCATTGTCTGGATCAAAATCTCTCCAATGTTCATGTGCTAAATTGACCACTGGAACATTACCTGCGGCATTATCCCAGAAAGCCTCATTTTCGGCTGTATCTTGGATTCTATCGGGGTCAAATGATTCCATCTCGTCGTGATACACCCATCTGCGGGGAATAACCATTGATCTTGTTGGCGCATATCCTAATGCGTTTTCTTTGCCTTCTTCTGGATTAAATGTGAAATCCTTGAGCAAAGCCCAAGCCGTATCAAATGCCGTCAAAACCACACCGCCTTGAACTTGCTCTTGGTTTCATTGTATTTGTTTTTAGCGGCAATTTTCAATGTTGGGTTCTTGATTTTGTGCGCCAACCTGCGAGCCGCTTTGAGTTCGGACAACTTAACGCCACAGTCAATGCCTCGCTTCTTGCACCACTTGACCAAATCCTCAGTCGCAAGGTTCGCACCAGAACTCTCAACAAACGGACAGCCGCCAAGACCACCGATGCTGGAATCAAACTCTTGAATGCCGTTTGAATATCCAGTCCCTACATTGTTCATCAAATGACGGCCATGATGGAGATGCAAAGCCAAGTCATGTGTAAATTCCTGTGCAGTATCTATTCCCGTTGATATGTCAAAAGGCGTTGCCGTTCCTTTGGTGTCGCATAAAACAATTTTCTTTCCAAACCTCAAACCGTGTTGGATCGCCAATGCAAGTGATTCCTTACTTGACTCAAACGCCTCCGAGATATAAACACGGACAAGTTCAGGGTCTATCCCATCAAGGGCTTCCTCGTAGTTGTCGAGAATGCGTTCTAATTTCAATCCGTAGTTGGCAACATTGAATGTGTCGCATGGTGAAAAGAAAATGTTGTAATGAGTCATGCCTGATGCAATCGCCCGATCCATCCCTCTTTGATTAGGGACAAGAACTGAAAATCCTGTCTTATCATCAAAGGCAGCGCACACCTGTTCAGCATCAGCCATGTTCGGAACGGCCTTTGGATGAACAAACGATGTGATTTCAATTTGAGTCAAGCCAGCATCACGGAGATGTTTGATGAGTTGGATTTTATCATCGGTGGATGGAACGTGCGGCAGGTTTTGTAGCCCGTCACGTGGTCCGACTTCAAAAATGCGAATCATGGCTCTCCCCCCTTCGGATAAATCCCATAGAGCCGTAGCATTCGCCACTTCTCATCCTCGTCAATTCCTGGCGTTCCAGTCCATGCGCCATATTCTTGAAAACGTTCCCAATCATTATCCACCTTTGCTTGAAGGCGAGCCTTTTCGTCTTCATCAACGTCTTCGCTATTCAATCCAAACATCGACACTTGATTCCATAAATCATCGGTATAAGGGGGATGAAGTGCTTGGTGCATATTCTCATGCCCCATTATTTGCATAACTCTCTCCATCAACTCTTCATCTGTTCGAAATACACGTTGTTGCCCACCCCATCCATCGGGGTCATCAGGATGGTTTGTTTTGAAATCGGAAACATGACTGGCGAGATTGACATAAGGCGTATCTGTTATTGGATCGTAAGCACCTTGTTGGATGATACCTGGAAAACCTGTATCGTATCGGAACTCTTTGAGCAAAGCCCAAGCAGCATCAAAACAATTAGACAATGTAAGCCCTCCCGCAATCAAAAGGACAGGAAACTCCGCCGAGCATTCGATTATACATGACCTCTTCACCTGGCTTTATCAATCTCCCACAGACTTTGCAGTTGCCTGAGTATTTAGCAGGGAATTTACCCGAAAAAGGTTGAGCCTTCATCAAGCCCCATGATTTCATAAAGGCTCTTGAAGAATCAAAATCAACTCCACGATCTTCTGCTAAACCGTATTGGTTAATAATGTCATCAAGCAAAGCATCGCTTCCAAATTTAGGGTCATAGTAATGCCAGGGTGTTCTCATGTAAGGATTTGACTTGACCTTCGGTTTCAATCCCCAACCCTGTTGGCGGAATGAACCAGTCGGCTCACCGAACCTTTCTTTCAATGCTTCAAGGAGTTCTGGGTTTTCGTCATAACCATAGGGTGGAATGGTTGAAAGCGCATCATTCCCCAAAATATAATCATCCCAACGATTCTTTCCTTTCACCCAATCAACAGGAACGGAGTCATAGTTCTCAAAGAACATTTCAGGATTGGCAATAGCAAAATCAAGCGAGTCAGGATCGGAGAGCATGGTGTTAAGCGTTGCTTGCCTTGCCGTTTCAAAATTGTTATCCATGTATTGAGATAATTCATCTCGCAACTGCAAACGCCCAATGCCCTCTTGAATGTCTTGCGGCAAATCACCAAAGCCTTCAATTCCTTCATCTGGCAATTTTTGGATTTGGCGAATCAAGGCTCTTGACGTGCGCTCGGCTTGTTTCTTCCTGTTCCTTGCATCATCAATGTCGCCAAATTGGAAGTTGCCAGCACCAGTTCTTTTTCCTGTTGTTGCCGTTTGGTCAAGAATTGCATTGATGAGATTTCTTTTTGTTCGACTGCTCTCGTTAGCGTCAATGTTTGCATCTCTAATCCTTTTGACATAACGATCTCCAACATCAGGATGACTCTTCATTCCTTGACGGAACTTGAGGCTTTCATGCGGATATTCCGACATATAGGCAACGAACTCAGCCACACTTTTTTCATCCGAGTTCGAATTAGTATTGAACAACCCATACCCTCCACGCTGCCTGTTTGCTTGTAATTCTTGCCAATCGTAATTCATACGCTCAGGGTCGGTTAAGTCGTGGGCGGAATGCCCTGCCTCATGAGATGCCGTATTACCAATCTGGCGAATCGCTGCTTGTTCCTTTGCATCTCGCATCCTTTTGCCATATTCTTCTGCTGGAAAATCATTGTTCATCATCATGTCATTATATTCTTCACGTGAAACGATGTCCTTTGCGTTTGCCCTTCTGTAAATCTCACCAGGATAAATCCAATCACGACCAACCACTTCACGATCATAATCGGAATAAGTCAAGTCGCCCTCATCATCACGCCCAATAGGAACTCGATAACGGTAAGTTTCATCTCCCGAAGTAAAGTGGACTCCGAAGGGATCATTCCTTCTCCGTTCTCCTAAGAAACGGCCACCCACCTTGAAGTCGGATTTCTTAATCATCAATACCCCTCCAACCATTTTGGTTTGCCGTGAACGGTCAATTCATTTGGATTATCCGAATACGGTTCAAGGAGTTCCAGATAATTAAGGAAGTGTCGCAACTTGTAATTAGGGTCGTTGGCTTTATCGGTTCTTTCAAAATTATTGAGAATACGTGAGGCAGGGTGCTGAATGCCATAAGAACCCAACAAGGCTTCTTGGTGGCTTTCTGGATCATCAACAGCCCACCCCATCTCTTGCCCGAACATATCAAGGTCAAACATACGAACTAAACCTTTTGAATCAACGCCATAATTTTGATGTTGCCGATCTCCAACCAATGCTGATAATATCGTATCAACTTCTCGAATCTGTTCATCCGAACCATCAACACGGTTCAAACGTGGCTGAACACGATATTTATTTTCCATCCCAACCATTTCATTCTCCCATATCGGTAAAGAGGGCGAACCCATCTCTCCCACGATAGGGTAGCCTATTTCTTCTAAAAATCGGATTGAATCATCATGTTGCCCTCTTTTGTCAAATTGCCTTTGATGCCATGTGCCGAGATAAGGCACTTTAGCGACAAAATCCTTGTCAAGTGGATGGGTAAATGTTCCAACCTTTGTGCCTTCTCCTAAAAAATCGGGGTATTTATCTGGGGATTCAATGGCTGTATCTCCATCAATTTCTTTGTGAGTTCTTCTGTCTCGAAACCTTTCCCCATCTTCTTCTGGATTAGGATATAGACTCAAATAAGAATCAATGTATTCCAAGTCTAACAAATGTTCAGCATTCTCACGCCAATTCGGAACGTATTGTTTCAAAATACCCCACGCTCGGTCAAAGGCGGTCATGTCTTATACCTCCGCATCAATTCATCAATGTGAGCCTGTCTTTCATCAGCCCCATATTCACTTCCCGATGTAGCAACAATTGGATGATCCCAACCGTGTTCATCGTTTCTCCCCATCAGTCCTTCAATCAATTCCCACATTTCATTTGAGTCCATCTCTTCAAATTGTAGGTCGGGGAATGGACTTTTGGACTCATGATCTCGGACTCCCCCAATTTGAGTAAAACCCGCACCAGTATGGCCTTCATCTCCTTCTAAACGGTGTATTTGTTCTGTTTTTGGGGCAATTCTCACGATTGGCTCTCCTTCGTGCATTGGAGTATCAAGCATTTGTGAACCAAAAACGGCATAGGCGAGGGCGGTGTCTAAATCAGGAGTCCAATATCCCGTATCGGCCATGCCTTGTTTTGCCCCTTGATATAGGGTTTCATGTTCGTGAAAAGACGAAAGAGGATCGGAGGGGTCGTCAATGATTTCATAGGGCATTTTTAGCAAGTTCCATGCTCGGTCAAAGGCGGTCATTATTCCACCTCTCAAGTGCTTCATTTGCTAATGGGGTCATGGCGGCTCTCCATCTATGCCTTGTTGGTTGTTTAGGCAAAGGTAAATCGTCAGCATCCATAGCGGCATAATACTTGTCATTCATTTCCTTTTCCCAATCCGCATAGGGTTGCCCTCTCCATATCTCCTGTGAATGTTCGGCGGGAATATCAAACGGATAATAACCATAACCCGCATATTCGTCATAATCACCAACGCCTTCTATGGTTCGTGGTAAATAATGGACTAAGGGGGCTTCGTCGGGTTTTGCTGAACCGAGAGCATAAGCGAGAGCCGTAGCCATAGAATCGCTCGCCCAAATCCCTTTACGATCCTTTTCAACCTGCCTTGCAGGTATTACGCCTTCTTGCATGGCTTGATCGTAGTATTTGTCCTGTGTCCCTCGTAGTGGTGCTTTCACCACATACCATGCTCGGTCAAAGGCGGTCATGACTCTCCCTTCCTCAAACCATTCCAACAAAGTTCTTGCAGTTCTTCATCACTGGTGAATATCACTACATTGCTTCCGAGATCGTCAAGAGCCATCCACATTGTAAAGAAACCTGCAATGAAAGCAAGAACAAACCAGACCCACAGATTAAACATTATATCACCTCCTTATTCTTCATCATGAATAATCCCTCAAACGGTTAAACAATGCAAAGGCTTCATCATTTGACATGGCGGGGTTATCGGACATACCCTGCCAAAACTCAACGTCACGTGGAAACACCTTCATGAAATTATCATAAATCGCTTGTTGTTTTGGAGAGTTCTCAAACAAACTTCTATCAGGCATATTCGCCAGCAATTCAGCAAGCCGTGTTGATTTAGGAAGAGGGTAAGAATCGTGCAATGCGCCTATTGTTTGGATGAAATCTGTGTTTGGGTTATCGTCTTGCGGGTTGAACCATCTCGGACCACTTCTGTATTTTATCCCTGAGTCATCACTTTGACCACCTTCTCCGTAGTTGCTAACATAGTCTTCTTCACCAGTTCCTAAATCCATGACTCTTTTTCCGTCTTCTGGCTGCATCCCTTCATCAGCCGCATAATTTGACCCTCGAACTCTAAAATTGGTCGGAAGTGTTCTTGGACCTCTCGCATCAGCAAACGGTAATTTTCCATTATTCCCGTAGGCCATTCCAATTGGATATTTGTTATTTGGATCAACTATGAATGGCATTGGATTAGGGAACAAGCCTATTGCTTCGTCATCGTTCCCAGGTGTATTGAACGTTCTTACCGAACTCACAGGGAGTATGGCTCTTTTTCCAGGGTTCAATGCGAGATAACGCATCAACGGATTATCTCTCATACGGTCTTTTAATTCAAACAATCTATCTGGCCTATCTCTAAATCCGCCACTCCATTCTTTACCTGAGATTGAATCAAAACGTTCTTTGGCGGCTGCTATGTCCTCTTCGGTTGGATTGCCAGTTATCCTATTCCAAGTATCAACGGCTTCTTCATAGGATTGGTGGTATAGGTCTTTACCTGCGGCTTCTCTCTCGGCTTTTGTTTGAAAAGTCCATTGCTCATCCCTCATACTGGGGTGATCGTAAGCCATCTTCATATCAAGGTAAGGCTGGCGGTTTCGATTGTATGTAGCCATGTCTTCATCTGTCATTTCGTATTTTGATTGCAGTTCTCCTGGGTGTCGCTTGAATCGAGCAAATTTGCCTTCTTCATCAAACATAGGGGCGAACCCCTTCACGTAATGTGAAAAATCTATGTTGTCTTGGAGATTGATACCTTCTGGAGTTATCCCAAACAATTCTTCATATTGAGGATTTTCCCTCATGATTTCATCAAAAGGCTGTCGAGAATATGGGCGGCGTAATCTTGTTGAATAAGGAAGAGGCTTACCTGTTTCAGCATCCAAAGGAACGTTGCCTCCCGCTTGAGGTCGGAAAACTCTTTCCGATACATATTTTGGCATACCATACACTGGGTCCATCTCAAATCCAACTGAACGTGTTGGCAAATCCTGTCCGAACATTTTCGCTGCCGCCTTATCTCTTGCATCATAAGTGTCTCCTTCTTTACGTGGCCTTAACATTGGTCCGTAAGGTCCATCATAACCGCCCGTTCCAACTCGCATTGTTGGCGAACCTCTAAGGTAAAACGATGTTAGAAGCGGCCTTCCCGTTTCGTCTAATCCAATGTTCGGACCTAATCTCGAAGACGCATCAAGTTGTAAAAATCTCAGCAATGGGTCATCCCATTCACCACCACCTATGTTGCTCATGCGTTTATTTTCGTCATACCGATCTCTCCCCGCTTCCATCGACAACTGCTTATATCGCCGCAACTCTTGATTCAAAGCATTGGCTAAACGCCCTTGCGGGGTATCGGGTCCGTATGTGGGTTTGAATTTATCAGGTTCCTCTCGGTTCTGTTGGGCAAAGTTCCTCGCCCATTCATGAACATTAACACCTTGTCTTTGAAGGAACTCACGGCCACGTGCTGTGTCTAATTCAGCGTTATTCCATGCCGCAGCCAAGTCATCTGGAACGTTTTGACCTGCGAACTTGTGACCCGCCACATTATCACGGAACATATCTTGCCAAGTGTAGTCATCAAAGTATTCGTCATCAGGCCACCTTTTTCTCGGACCCGACGATACATCAGGGACTACATCGACTTTATCTTGCATGATCGCTCGGATTTTTCCTTCATCATCACCAAATCCAACTTCTCCCATCGGAGTCATTGGCGCAACTGGATAACCCATCGCTGCAAGTGCGTGGCTAAAGGCAATCGGCAATGTAGCCCCTGCGTTTAATTTGAAAACTTTGTTTGGATTGGCAGGGTTTTGATAAACGGCTTTTGTTCTCTTGTCAATGAATGGACCGCCCCGATGTGCAAATTGTCGCTGAGGCATAGCAGGGTCAAGTCTTTGCCCGTAAGTCCTCATCCATTCCATCTGTTCAGGAGTTATGTCGCCGCCCATTCCAATTGGGAAAGGCGGTATATCAGCCTTGATCAACAGTTCTTCATAAGAATTAACTTCAATCACTTCTATTTTGGTGATGGAGTCCCACGCAACCTCAGCAGGATCGGAACTCGCAACGAACATATCATGGTCTTTATCCGCTTCCGAAAAATCAGTTCCCATTGCCTGTTGCTTACAGGCGTTGTATTCCATCAAGGCTTGGCGAACCTGGTCTTTGCGAAGTTGCTCTTTGTCGCTATCATACTCATGGCCGCTTATATCCACATCACGTGGCAATGGGTCATGAGGGGGGTTATGTTTCCAAGTTGAGGCTATACGATCATATTCCTCTCGGCTTTCCCAATCAAGATCCCATATCTCAAGTTGCACCTCAACCCTTGATGCAAACTCTTCACAGTCCTTATCGGAATAAACGTCTTCCAATTCACGGTGCAATAGTTCCATGCCCCAAGTATCAATAGGAATGGCGTTGATGGTTTCTTTCAAAGAACGGCAACATTGACCTGCGCTTGCATCATAACCTGCTTTATCGGCATCATCACGCATCACATTTTCGAGTCCATCTTGTAATATCCGATTTGAAAGATCCGTAGCAGCCCTTTGCTGTGGCGATAATTCCTCATAAGGAACGTTCACCTTCCAGTTTGGTTCCTTAATGATAGAATCCCACGATCTGCGAAAATAGTCCTCCATTCCCTTTGGAGGCTTACCATACATTGCTTTCATTTTAGCACGTGCCGCAGCATCAGCAACAAGACTTTCAGCCATCGCCTGTTCTATTTCATCCGAAGCATCACTGGTTTCGCAAAAACCATGTTCACCACCACATGAGCAAGGGCAACAGTCCTCCGCTTTATCGGGCATATTATGGCCTCTTAAACCACACTTCCAACAAGTTTCACAGCATTCCTCAGCCTCATGAGTTTCCTGATACCCTGTTGCACATTTGCCACATTGAACCGTTCCATCATCATGTTCGATAAGAGGGTGTATTTTGGTGATAGAGTCCCAACTTGCATTGAAAATATCCACCATATCTAACCGCATACGGCAGTTTGAAATAAAACCATCCCAACTACTTGACATTCCTAACAACTTTTTCCCCAAATTTTTTCCTCGTAGCATCTGGGGTCAATGGCCGCCCCAACAAAAAAAAAAAAACATCTCCAGACTTACCCCGCACAGACAAAAAACGGGGGGCTGCGTGGCCTCACTGGGTCGGCACACCCAGTCCATAGGCTCTCAGTGATGCGTTCTGTGGTGATACGGGCGAGTCGCAGACTCGCCCCCCCTCGCTCAGTCGGTTGGCTCAGTGGATCGTGGCGTGGTCGGTGGTTCTGTGGCGATGCACCCAGTCATGCACCCAGTCTGCCCTTCACCTCGCTCAGTCTGTGGCGATAGGTGGCGTTCTGGCGGGTTCTGTGGCGTTATCTGCACACCCAGTCCGATACTCAGTCAAACACCCAGTTCAACGCTCATTTAGGCTCAATCTGTGGCGTTATCGGCGCATTTCGAGGCACACCCAGTCCAAAACCACGCTAAACACCCAGTCCGACACCCAAAAACGCTGCATCCAGGCTCTATCGGGACAATTTATCGCAACACTTTGTCTTATTTCTCACCGATCTCAACAACACACCGAGCCTCACGGC